AATTTGTTTTTGACATACAAATTTTGTCATTCATATAATTATTTTAGATATTATTTTATTAGATAATATATCATTTGATCAGATTTTTCTTTACGGTCAACTATAAAAGAAATTTTATCTTTTAATAAATATGAAATTATACTCATATATATATCCAATTCAATATCATTGTTTATTAATAATTTTGAATTTAAAAATTGCGATTTTAAATAATAATGAAATTCTGTGTTTGAAGTTGGTTCCAATTTTAAAAAATAATTTAATAATTCTTTTGATAAAATAGTATCTTCTAATTTTAAATCAGGTAATGCCCAACTCCATGTCCATATTTTAGTACCCAAATCAAAAAATCCTAATATTTCAAATTTATAAGATTTAATATCTTTCTCTAATTTTGACCAACTTAGTTGAAATATATTAGACTCACTGTTTATATAATATATTGGATTCTCTTTTCGAATTAATTCATAGACATTTTGTTTGCTATCATAATGTTCCAAACATTTTATTATCATATTATTTATATTATTATTCATTTATTATAAATAATAATATATTTTATTTTACATAAAAAAATTATATAATTTTTTAATCTATGATAAAAACTATTTTGCACAGTATAATATTTATCATAAGTTAATTAAGACACAGTAGCCCGTGCCGAAATATTACAAAGATTTACCAAAGTAATATTCTTTCACCAAACAAATATTTAATTTTATAAATAAAATTACTTACTGAGTGATGTAATAATCTTGAACAATTTATTAGAATATTAATCTAATTAATTGTGTCACGATTTTTTGAATATTAACATACAATTCTAAGAATTAAGTATGTTAATATCATTTCCTCATAATAAAAAATTATTATATTGGGAACAAATTATAATTATGTATTCCATAACGGGCTCGAACCGTTGACCTTTGGCTCATAAGACCAATGCTCTAACCAACTGAGCTAATAGAACTTAGGAACTTTTGTTCCTACAATAATATAGAAATAAATTTTTATATGGTTTTAATACCTAATCAAGCTTAAAGAAAAATAATAAATTTATAAACTGTATTTATTAATTACGTCTGCATATTTATCTATAGCATCTAATTTTGTTTCAATCGTATCAATTGTACTTGGACAATATTTTTTTATTAATAATTTTTTTGGCAAAGTATCAATATTATAATTATTTAAAGTGATATATTTTTTCCAGTCATTTATAATATTATAATCAATTTTATCAATTATTATATTTGTTTTACTATTATTAAATTGGGAATTATATAAATCTTTAGTAATATCAACTAATTTTTTTTCTGTACAATTATCACATTGGTTACAAAAATATGTATGATGATCAAAATAATTCTCACCTTTTCCTAATCCAAAATATTCAATTATAAATCTACGTCTACATACTGTTGTATTAACAAAATCTTCCATCTGTTTTAATTTATTTAAAATATTAAATTTAGTAGGTCCTTTAGTGAGTATTTTATACATTGCATATTTTTGAAAATCAAAAAATAATACTGTCTCAGATATAATACCATCTCTACCACCACGTCCAATTTGTTGCCAATATTCTTCTATTGATTTTGGACAACCAAATATTAATACACATCGTACAATTTGATCTATACCCATGCCAAATGCTGTTGTAGCTATTACAACTTTAACTTCATCTGAAATAAATTTATTTAATACATCATCGCGTTCAAAACTTGATAATCCTGCATGATATGCATTACTACAATTATTCCATTTATTAATTTCACATACAATAGATTCAGTATCTTCACGACTATTAATATAAATAATTATTTTTTGATTTAGATATTTATTTATATAATGTTTAATTGTTTCTACAATAAATGTATGTTTTTGTTCTGTCACTTTTAGTTTACCTTTTTTAACATATTTAGGAATTATTTCGCATTTTAAAAATAAATTTGCTCTATCAAAACTACATCTTACAATAGTAGGATTATTTAATAATAATTTTGTTCCTATTTCATTTACTACAATTTGTGTAGCAGTTGCGGTAACTGCCATTATTGGTATATCTGGATAAATTTCTCTAAATTTTTTAATTTGTAAATAAGATTGCCTAAAATCATGACCCCATGCACTTAAACAATGACTCTCGTCAATCGCTAAATATCCTAATAAATTTTTCTTAATTAATTTATCTGCCAATTCTAAACCGTTTAAAATTAAATATTCAGGACTCATATACACTATTAAAATTTTTCCTTCTAATACATTAGCAATATCAGTATTTCTATTTTTATTATTAGAATGTAATACAACTACATTGATTTTTTTCTCTAATAATTTTTCTTTTTGTTCATCCATTAGTGAAATTAATGGACTAATTATAAATATTATTTTTTTTGTTATTAATGGTGGAAGTGTATAACACATTGATTTACCATATCCTGTAGGTAACAATGCTATAATGTCATTACCCAATAGTAATTCATTGATTACTTCAATCTGTTTATCTTTTAAACCATCATAATTCCAATATTTTTTTAAAATTTTTTTAGCTTTTTCAGTCCACAAAATAGGCATTTGTATTATTATAATTTTATAATAATATAAATTTATATCAATATTTTTTGTGTAATAAATAAATTAGTTTTTAATCAGAATCAGAATCTGAATCTGAACTTAAACTTTTAGCTTTTTTGCCAAATAGACCAAGTTTTTTAGTTTTAACATTCTTTAACATCGATTCATCAGACTCATCTGATGAAGAATCGCTTGATTCACTATCAGATGAAATAATAATTTTACTTGGACCATTATCTTCCTTAGAATGTCTTGTACTAAAAATCGATTCTAAATTTTTATCATTATTATTATCTAGTTGTGTATTTGTTTTATCATTTAATAAAATTATCTTTTGAATAATTACATCTTTTTCTTGTTGTTTCATTTCAATACATGCTTGTAACTGGGCAATTTCAAAAGTAACATTTACGAAAGCACTTTTTAGAATATTAAATTCTTCGGATAAACTATTAGTATCAACGGTTTCATTAACGTCAATGTTCTTCTCTACTACTTTCTTTTGTTTAACCGGTTTCTTTTCTACTTTTTTTGGTTTATCTTCTACCTTTTTTGGTTTATCTTCTACCTCAGCTTTTTTTGATTTTTTTACAGTAAGTTTTACTGTCGGTTCATCACTTTTTAATTCAACAACTGGAGTATCAGTTTTTTTCGCCCGACTTTTAGTAACTTTTGTAGGTTCAACAACCGGTTCAACAACCGGTTCCGCAATAATCTTCTTTTTTGGTGGCATTTTTGATTTGTATCATTATGCAATAAAGCTTAATATATTATTATTGCAATTTTTTTATAACATATTAGTGTAGGCAAGTTCCAATACACGATATTTATTTTTAATTATATCTCTATTAAATTCGTCTTTTTCATCTTCGATCCATTCTAATTTAGCTATATACGGATATTCTAATTTATATGATAATTTAATAATTTTTTCAACTTCACTTAGACTTAAAGAGCCTCTAAATTCATCATTTATCATTGTAAACCAAATACACTTATACACTGGTTTATTTATTATTTTTCCACAAATAGTATTTCGCATTTTACATTCTAATGTATCATACCAAATATTTATATTATGTAATAAAAAGGGAATTTCCAATTTATTCCATGTATCATCAAAAAATTCTTTTGCATAAGTTTCTAAATCACCTACAACATATTCTTCTTTAAACTCACCATCATAGATAACAACTTTTGTTTTTACTCTATTATCAAGTATCGTTTTAATATCATTATTATCAATATTTGATAATATCATTGTTTTACTTAAAGTAGGTAAATATGTTTTTAATAATAATGTATTACCATAAATTTTTTCATCACAAGTATTTAATAAACTTGCAATTTCATTTACATCAAATATGTCTATATTTGTAGATATTCCAATATCACTTATTTTTTTAACATATAATAATTCATATATGTAATCTGGTATTTCACAAATAATCTGTTTGGCAACCTCCAAACCAACAGTATTATACTTATCTATTAACAAAGAGTATGTTATATCTTTCACAAAATTTTCAGGGTTTGTTTTTATTACTTCGTAACAATTTTCTTTACTTATATTATCAGTATATAATGAATCTAACCAATCTAAATGATCTATTTTATTTGGTTTTATTAATAATAAATTAAAATTATCTTTATTCTCAAAAACAAACTGTGATTCTTGCATTAAATAATTTAATGATGATTCTTTAAATAAATATTACACAAAATGTAATTATGCTAATGATCCTAATCCACTCATAATTCTTAATATTTGATATTCTTTTACAATAGTTTTTAAATTATAAGGCTCATTAAATACGTTTGAATTATTAGTTAAATTTATAACCATATTTTCAATATGATTAAAATTTGTATGACCAGATGGTTGTTTATCATTTGGAAATAATGAAAATGAATAACTATAATATCCAATTGGTGCAGAATTAAAAAATTTTTGATAAGCAATAACATTATTATAATAAGAACTATCAAATTTATAAAATAAATTAGTACCATTTGATTGTAAATTAAATGATTCAATTGGATTAATTTCAGTTATTATTTTTTTATTTTCATAATTATTTACAAAATATAATAATAAACCTTGTAATATATTGTTATCTAATACTCCTAATAATTTTGTTTCTACAAAATATAATATATATTTTAAATCATATAAAATTAAAATTTTACTGTTTTTAATTATATTGATTCTATTTGATTTATTTATTAATACTTCATTGTCAATTTTTTCTAATATAAAAAAATTATTTATATAATTACCAATACTGTTATTTAAATATAATTCATATTTATTTCGTAATTTTAGATATTCTTCGTAAAGTATATCTCTTTTATATTTAATATTAGAATAAGATGTTGTATCTAAATTGTAAATAGGTTGTGTAATCCAAAAAATATCTTTTACTAAATTTTTAAAATTTATTGGAATAACTTGATTTTTAAGATAAACTAAATTATCAGGATAAATATTAAATCTTTCTATTATATATTCATGTTGAAAAGATCCAAATAAATTTCTTTCAGGTATATCTAATATTATACTATCTAAACATATCTCTAGCTTTAATGAAGGTTCGATACTGTATTCAACATTCGTAATATCATTTGATAATAAATTTCCTAAATTATCTATTTGATATTTTATGAAAAAATCCATATATGGTAAAGCTACAAAAGGTAATGCTAAAGTTGAATTATTATAAAACCAAAATAATAATGGTATAAATACTTGCCAATTATCTTTTGTTTCTACTATTTTAAACAGTTTATCTAATTGCATTCTTTTTTCTTCTGTACAATAATAATAATAATAAATATTAAAAGTATCTTCATTTAATTTTTCAACTAATTGTTCACCCAAATATAAACTAATAAATTTTAACCATTTAATAGGTGATACAAATATTGGCTTTTCAATAGTGGTATACACATTAGTTATTATATTTTGTTTTATTTTCATATTTGATGATGTTTCAAAGTTTCTTTCATTAAATATATTTTTAAATTCTAATACTGTATTTATTCCGACAAAATAATATCGATTAGTACATTCTTGATTTGTAAAATCAAAACTATTAATATTCTCCGGTATAAAAATATTTATATAATTCAAATTATCTTGATAATATAAATTTCCTGGAATATAACTATTTTGATAAAAATTTATACTTACTACATTTATAATGTTATTAATATATAAAATTTTATAATTTGAATTTATAGATATCTGTTCATTTGTAGATATTATAATATTATAATTATCTAATGAATAAAATATATTTATTTTATAGTTACTATAATTATTATAAAGTAATACTGTTAATAAATCATTCTTAAAGTGTAGTGGTTTTGATAAAATTATTTTATATAAATAATAACCTAATTCGTTACCATTTTGATCTAGCGGTATTAAATATATATTTTTTATTAAATCATAATCAGCATTAGCAATAAATGTAATTAATGAACTTTGATTATTAGATGGTTTATAAACAATTGACTGACTTTTATATATTTGATTGAATATGATTGGTCCAGATATACTTGTGTTTATATACATTGAAATTTTATTATTTGTTATAGTAATCGTTTTTTTATCAATAATATAATTATTAATAGTATAATCAAATGTATTCAAAGCTTTATATTTAAAATCAATCGGATAATCAAATTGTAAGTAATAATTAATAGGATTAAATACATATACACTAATATTCCAATAATTTATTAATAATAATTTTATATTATTTAATTCTTCATTTGCAAAGTTCTGATTCAATGTAAATTGTAAATAAGTACGTTCCACTTGGTCTGACAAATAATTAATATTACATGATAAATCTATCTCAAAGGAGGGACGACGTACAACAATAATATTATTTATACTTTTTAAATTATTAAAATCTGATAATATTTCATATGTATTATATAAAAATACATTTTGTTTAATTAATGACTTAATTTGTAATGGTGGTATTTCACCTAAATTCGCATAATGTGTAAGTTTTATAATATCTAATTCAAATGATATATTAACTATAAAATCAATATCCGTATCTAAAATTATATCATTCGGAATATATAAATCATTTAATTTAAAATTTGTAGGTATTATATTTAATGAATTTCTTATATAATCATTAAAATTTTTAAAAGGTTTATCTAGATAGATCTTATATATTAAATTATCTGTCTTGTAAATATTTTCAATTAAAAATAGAACAACAATGTTTATACTATCAGGTAACGTAATATTATCATTAATATAATAATTACCACTCAAATCTAAATGTAAAGGTAAAAATAAATTGTCTGTTTTAATATAAGTATTATTTATTATATAATTAAAATTATTTTGATAAAATTTAATATAATTATTACTAAATTCATTATATTGTTCAATAATACCAACAATATTTATTAATTCAATATAATTATTTATTTGTAATTCAATTTTTGAAGAAAATAATATATTATCCATTTTATGAGAATATAAAGATATATCAATATTTTTGTAACAGAACAAATTAATTAATTTAAAATCAATGTCTTGATTGTTTAGATTAATACTATATAAATTACCTAAAAATATACTTGTACTATTATAATTATTTATACCAGTTATATAATAATCAATTTTTGAATTTATGTCATTATATAAATAAAATTCTATTTCATTTGGGAATGTGGTATTATATGACTGATTAAGTAATGTTATATTTTGAGTAGGATGATTAATAAATTTAATATTATATACTATATCAGGTACAATAATATTTTTTGATAAATAAACATAATAAGGATAAATTTCATTAGAATCTAAATAATAACTTTGATTATATATATAAAATTCATCACTAATAGAAATATTGTCTATTGACACTTTTATAAATTCATAATTACTATTCATTTTATAATATTCTTTTTTTGTTAATTGATAATTATAAACCAATTTTAATTTTTCATTAAAATTATTATTTAACATTTTGAATGTATTTTCATATTTATTCCATAAAGTATTAATAAATAATTTAATTGAATTAAAATATGAAAATACTTTATTCGTATTATACATATTATTTAAAAGTTCCAAATAATTATCACCTAATTGTTTTAAATAATATAATAAATCATTTAATTCTATTCCATAACTAGTACCACCTATTGATAGTAAATTTAATTCATCATATATTTTATTTATATCCCTTGATATTTGATTACCATTAATTAATATATATTGATTATTTAATACATATTTCCTTTTAATTTTACCATTTACAAGAATAAAATGAACTGTATCAATTTCATCATTAAATATTAAATAATCACCTGTAAAATTAATATTTATAAAACCATAGTCTCTTAAAAATATATTAATTCTTGCAGTAACATTTAACCAAAAAGAAGTATCTAATATCCAATATTGTAATTGATTTAATAATATATTTAATATTTTTTCTTGTTGATAAATTTTATCAAGTTCTTTTCGATCAGAATTAATAAATATCAATAATTCACTTAAATATTTTAATTCATCGTTAGTAAAATATATTTCAGATAATGGATTTTGAATTATTACATTGTTTTTATACATAATATCTCCATTATTTAATAAATATTTACATGAATTATAATTTGATAATATAGACCATGATGACCATGGTTTTATAATATTATATATCATATATGGTTTAAATATATCTGTAGTATGTTTTATTTTACTAATTAATTCAGGAACTGTTTTAGATAAATTAATTTGATCAAAGTAATCAATATTATTTTGATTTATACTATACAATGTTGTTTTACCACTAATATTTGGTATTATATTTTCAGTGTATATAAATGAATTTCCATTATAAATATTATTTTCCTTAATTAATAATGATGGATCACCAATAGTAAAATTATATATAGTATTTAATATAAATGAAATATTATTTTGACTGAATATTTTATATTTATAATAAGCTCCAATTGTATCTAATTTTACTACAACTGGATTTGCTATTTTTTCAATCCAATTTTGTTTATTTGCATCTAAATATTTATTTAATGTAGAATCATTATGACATTGATAATTATTTTTCCATTTTTTAAAATTATGATAACTATATTTAATATAATTAATGGTTTTTAAATATAAAAATGATATATTATTTCCTAAATATGTATCACTAACTAAATAAAATTTATCATTTATAATATTAATTATATAAGCATTTAATGCATTTTCAGTTAAATATACTTGTTTATTTAAAAATTCAGATCCATTTAATATTTGTAATTTAAATAATTTATTTTCATAAGTCGGTAATCCTACTACAGTAATTGGATATTTATACCATATACTTATAAAATTAGCATTAGTATCTAATAATTTTTTTTTATTAAAATATACTGTATCTAAAATAGTAAAACCAAAATTATATGTATTAAAAACAATTGGATAAATCTTATCTAAATAAAATTTTGAATTAATATCCGTTATATTTGAATAAAAATATAAATTTCGAGGATATACTATTTTTACCAAATGAACAATGTTTTCATTTTTAGTATTTATTTCCAAAATTAAATGATATGATCCAACTTGATGTTGTATTTGAGTATTTATAGGTATATAATTATTATAAAATGATATAGTACTATTGGAATTATACACATATTCTACTGTTTGTAATTTATCATTTAATACAGTGTATGAAATAATATTATCAGTCGCGGTATAATTATTTAAATTAGGAATTGTAAAATTTTTTACATTAAATAATGAATAATAATTATTTGTATTTATAATATTTGGCGTAAAAATTATTTCCATGGGAATATCAAAATCTAATATATTTGCAACTGTAATAAATGTTGTGGTACCTCTATATGCTGTATTCAATATAAAATTAATTGTTGAATTTATTTTAATTGGTTGTAAATAATAAAAATGAAAAAATAAAATTTTATCTGAATTTAAATCAATCGTATTTGAATCTTTTTTTATACCTTTTAATTTAATTGTTATTTCATCATTTACTATTGTATTAATAAAACTATCAACTACTAATTCATTCTCAAAAAAATAATTATTATTTTGAAATTCAGCTATTCGTACCAAATAGGATCTATTGTAATGTTGATCTGCTCCATTGTAATGTTGATCTGCTCCATTGTAATGTTGATCCGTTCCATTGTAATGTTGATCTGTTCCATTGTAAGGTTGGTCCATTATAAATTGATTATTTTTAACTTGATAAAATGTGTTTTCTATTTCAATAAATGAAAAATCATTTATTAGTGGTTGTAAAATATTACATACTTGTTTGGAACTGTCATCGTTTAATGGTTGATTATTAATAATTAGAGTTGTTATATTAAATGGTTGATATGGATAATAAAAAATATAAGTTGAAGGAGATAAAACAGGATAATTATAAAAATATATTTGTCTATTACAAACTGTTTTAATTTTATATGTTTGACTATTATAAATTAATATGTCATTATTATTTATAAAATCTAGTTCACCTAAATAATAAAAATTATTGTTAATAACATTTATAGATATTTTATATCCCTGATTATTATATGCAAATATATCTGATATTAATGTATTATCTTTTTTAATTAATATTTTATTATTTGAAATAAAATAATCACCAATATTTAGTTTATTATTATCTAAATAATATACCATATTTTCCATGAATCTTGTTATTGGCTTTTTAAGTTGATCCTTTTTATGTATAATTCCTAATGAAAAATAACCATTTATATTAAAATTATTGTATATTTCAGGATTATTCATTTGGATTGGTAAAATATCATAGTGGTTTGTCCATGTATTTAATCCTTGAACAATAAAAATATTATCATTAATTATTATTATTTCATTCATAAATAAATTATTAAATTCATAATTAATGATCTCAAATTCTCCATTAATAGTATTGCTTAATAATAATTTATTTTTATTAAAAATTATGTTTTCATATGTATAATAAATATTTATATCAAAATTATTATTTAAAACAGCACCTTTAACAATAATACCATTATCATTAAAATATATTATATTACAATAAAAATAATTTGATCCATTTTGAATTAGTAAATAATTAGTTCTTTTTAATATATCAATATTTGTTTTATCCAAATAAATAAAATTTTCACTAAATTTTATATTTTTTATAATCAATAATTTTAAGACAGGTTCATTCTTTTTTGAATTATGAAAATTATATTTTAATATATCTTGTTTCCCTGCATTTTTATATAAAATATTTAAATAATATCTAGTTGCTAATGTTCTTAATTTTATAGTATAATATATATTATTATTAATTTGAAGAACATGTAATGTTCCATCATTTTGTGATTGTAAAATATTTGGTAAAGATCCACTAAATTGAACATTTGGATTTAAATTAAAAAGATGTGTATGAATTGAGGAAATATAGATTGGTTCACATATTTGATCGGATGAATAATTTAAATAATTTTGACTTATTACTGTCCAAAAATAAACAGGATATATATCATTTATTAATAATTTCCATAAATATATTTTATTATTTAATATTCCGGTATTATCATTAAAACTTATTATATTTGATGTAAAATTATTATTTGAAAAAATACTAAAACATGGTTCTAATGCAACAATTTTATTTATTTTAGTAAAATTAATTTTTAATGTTACAAATGCCGCAGTAACTTCTGGTTTATTTTTTAATACTATAAAAGAATCATTTATAATTTGATTATTATATGAGTAAACAAAATTACATATAGGAACACTGTTTTGCGACACATTGTTTTTGATAATTATAGGTCTTATAAAATTACCCAATAATATATCTATTTTCATTTCATCATTTCCTAAAATATTAATAGAAGAAATATCATAATTTAATATTTTATTATAACTATAATTTAATGCATCTATATCATAATTATTTATAATTGGTATTACACCTGTTAATTTACTATTTAATAAATCTTCTGATAAATTAATTTGTTGATAATCAATTATACACGGATATATTTCATCAAAATAATTATTATCTAATAATGAAATATTAGTAAAAGTACCTGCATTATAGTAATTAACATTATCATCAATAATTATTATTGTATCCGTTATTTCTTTTATATATATAAAAGAATTATTTATCAAATAATATGAGTAAGGTACCAATCCTGACGATATATGGAATAAAGTGGATGCATCCACAGGAACAAAAATTATCGTTATTATATTATCTACTATTGTAACAGTACCGGATATTTCATAATTTATTAAATTTAATTGAGTTAAATTTAAATATGATAATTCGTAATTATTAGGTTGTAAAATATTACGTGTAACTAAATCTTCTTTTTTAAAAATATAATTATCTAATTTAATAATTTCTAATGAGATATATTCATTATAAGTTAAAAATTCATAATTATTATTAATTTTAAATGGTGGTAATTTTTTACAATTATATGTAATTAAATTTATTTTATTGTCATTACTTTTATAAACAAAATTATAATTATTTATTCTTTTTACAATTGGATTAATTATTTGATCAATTATAAAATTACAAGATAATTTACTATCTTTATTATAATTATTAAATATATTGTATTCCAATACTTTGATATTATTTAAAGTTATTAAATTAATACTGTCAAAATTAATTGTATTAAATAAATCATTTATATTATCAATTTTTTTATAACTTATAAAATAATCTTGAATATAATAATCAAATTTAGTATCAGATATAATTTGTATTGTATAAAAATCAATTACCTCATAATAATAATATAATTTATTATAAATAATATTCCCCGATAAAATATAATTATTTGATATATCAAAAGTTATTTTATAATAATATACATTCTTATTTAAATTAATAAATTCAATAGTATCTTTGAATACTGTAATATTATATAAATATCCGTTATAATTTATAAAATTTACATCCAAAATATCTTGATTTATTTGATATATTTTATTATTGTCTAATTGAATGTAATTATAATTACTTATATCAATATTTGTATTAAAATTAATGTTATTTAATTCATCTAAATATATTGGACCATAATATTTAAATTTTTCTTGATAAGTATCAAGTATATCTACATTAAACATATCATCATAATTAATTAAATCTGTTAAATTTGAAGAAATAGTCGATAAAGTTAAATCATAATTATTATTATATTGATTTATTAGTAATTTATTATTATTAAAATATATACTTGAAAAATTACTATCATCTAAAGGAAACAATAATTTAATATTAATATTATCATCATAATCATATGTTGTTTGTTCTATATTTAATTTAATTTGTGTAATTGATAGAAAATTTTCTAAATATAAATTTTTATTTGATAATTCTAAATAATCAATATTATTATTAATATAATTTATTTGTTCTTGGAAAAAAATAGGTATATCTAATAAATAATTTATTAAATTAGTTGAAATTTTTCTATTTTTAAGATATGAAACAATCGGTATATTATAAATATAATTAGTCAAACCTTGAATTATATTATTCGATATTAAAGTATTATTACCATAAATATCAAGTGCAAATTTATTATATTTTTCAAATTCATCATTATTGTAAGTGAATAAATCATATGTATTCAATAATTGAGTCCCGCTATTTTTAATTATTTGTTTAGTTGTATTACCATATAATGTAATATCATTTAATATTGATATATTTAAATTTATTAATTGATTTTTTGATTTTTCCAAAGTATTTATTATATTAATATATTGCGGATCATTAAATGTTAAATCAAACATATTGCTCATTTCATTTAATAATTCAAATCTTGTACTACCATTTTGTAAAATTTCTTTATCAAATAATGTATTAATTTGTCTATTGAAAAATTCATTATTATTTAATGGTAACAGTCTTACAATTTTTACATTATTTAAATAAATGGTGGTTTCATTATTAATTATATAAGGAATATTATATAAATATAAATATGGTTTGGTAAAATAATTTGAATAATTAGTTGTATTTTGAGGATAATCTAATGATTTTGATAATATTAACATTGGTGTTTGAATAAAAAAATCCATTAGATCAGATGGTTTTGTAGTATTTTCATAATGATTAATAAAATTATAAAATGATGGATAACTTGCATTATCTATTTCTCTAATAGTATAAATAACAGGATCTCTTGGATCTAATACATAAAAATAATTATTTGTAAATTTTAATGATATATATGTTGTTTTATAAACAAGCCAATAAGTTTTAGATGAATTATAAACCCATTTGTTTCTATCTGATATGGTAAATTTATTATCAATAATAGAATTACTATCTATCGTACCCAAATCAATATAAATTAATTCAAAATATTCTATATCAACCGATAATAAATTATTTTTATTAAATGTACTACCGTTTTGATTATTTGAAATTATTTGATATTTACCTTCATAACTTGAAATTTCATCTAATAAAAATCGTTGTAATCCAGTTGTATCAACTATTTTAATTATTTTAAAATAATTAAAATATGTATCTACCGTTTTTGGTAAATTTATTATTAAATTATTTATACTAAATATATTTGTACCAGATTCAATATTATCAATTTGTTTACTTGTAAAAATATTAAAAGTATAAAACTGATTTATATTATATGAAGTCATTGGGTCAAATAATACTAATGGTATATCTATTTCTTGTAATTCAATTAAAATAAAATTATTTAATTTTATAATATATTCAAAATTTAATATTAATTGAAATGCTGAAAATACAAAGTTTTTTGGATAATATATTATATTGTTATAACTTATAGAAAATATTGTATTTTTTGTATTATTTAACCATTTTGAAATAATAATTTGATATCCGTTTTGTTGATACTCAGTTATGTTATAATTATTTATTAATTTTAATTTTGAATAAGTATTAATATTAGTCTCTGGTAAACTTAATGGTAAATTATTCATATTTAATGGTGTAAATTTAATAATATTTAATGTTGATTTAAAAGCAGCAAATTCATCATCTGTAAAATTTACACAACAACATAACGATGATGAATAAAATAAATCCATAAAATATTTTTTAATATTTTCTAAAAATAATACATTGTATAAATCAAAATTTGAATAAAAAGTTAATTTTCTGTTCAATTCTGTCAAATCATATAATTCACTATTATTTAAATTTGCATTATCAAATTGTCTATAATTTAAAAAATAATAATTATTAATTTTATTTCTCCATAAAATTAAAAATGTATTATCTTTGAAATATAAATTACTAATTAATTTATCAACTAACTTATATGATAAATATGGATAAATAACCATTAAATCAACTGGATATATTGTTAAATATTTAATAATATTAGGTAGAGCATAAATATCTGCATTTTTAATACTTAAATTTGAATAATTGTTTAGTTGTTCATTAATTTTTTGATCTAATAAATTTGTATTAGTTATCGAATTATAATCATCAAAATTAATTTGATTAGTCGTTAAATCATATTGATTAATAAAAGTACTTAGAATTATAAATAAATTTGTTGGATTAGATATCTCTAATAAATTAAAATTTTGAATTATACTGTTTTGAACTAATGAATATTTTTTTTTATATATCTCAAATAATTGTAATTTTGAATTTAATAAATGTGAATCAAAGGTAGTATTTAAATTTTTAGTCCATTCCCCAAAAGTATTAAATGTATTATTTATATAACCTATATTCACAACATTGTTTTCTAATAAATTATATTTTTTCCAAAATGTAAAAGTATTTAAAACTTTTGGATAAGTTTGTAACAATACATTATAAATAAATAAACTATTATATAAAATTGCATTTGTTTGATATATTTTATATTCTAAATTATTTATTAAACAATAATTATAAACTACATCTACATCATAATTATTTTGATCTATAAATATAATATCTGTTATAGTTTGATATTTTTGATATTGTTCAATTTCATTTAATTCATAATATTCTTTGGGTCCTCTATTATTATTAAAATAATTATAATTAATATAAAAATATTGATTTATTTTATAATTTATATAATTTGTATAATTACTTTGAATAATTAAATTATTATTAAAATCATACCCACCATTTATAATAATATATAACCATAAATCTTCAATTAAATTATTGTATTTTCGTAATAATGAAATTATTGGATTAATTTTATTTTCAGCTATATCAATTAAATTATAATTATTTACAATATCTAATTTTAATTGTAAATTATTTAATATTATATTACTATCGACTAACTCAATATTTTTATCATAATTAAATATTTTAAACATATATGCCGGTATTAAGTATATTTTATTATTAATATTATAAACATAAGTAACTACTTTATTATAAATAATTTCTAAACTATTAACATTATAAATTGAATTATTAATTACTTCTTTTACTTTTCTTATTATATCAAATTTTGGTATATTAATAATAAAATGTGAACTTAATAATAAATCACCTGTTTTATCAATCTTATAATCATTAAAAGATCCAAATTTCATTTTCCCTAAATTTTTAACATTTTGTTGTATCGCAAAATTTGTATATTTTTTATAAACTAATTTAAAAAATGTTATTTCTGGATTATTTGTTAAAGGCGCATCCTGCGTACCCGATGCTACTAATTGTAATAATCCGCCAGCCATCTAATATTAGATAAAAATAGAAATTAATCTTTAATTTTATTTTTATTATAAATTATTTTATAATTTATAATAAATGAGTAAATATTATATACACATTGTCGTTTTAGAAAATTGTCCTTATGGTGAATCTGCAATAAATCATTTAAAAACAAACAAAATTCATTATACGATTACAACAGTTGACAACTCTAATAAAGAAAATTATAAAAAAGATATGAATACCTTTCCACAAATATATATTAAAAAAAAACATAGTAATGAATCATTATTATTAGGCGGTTATTCAGATTTAATGCATGCTTATAATAATTTAAATATAAATACTCAAGATACATTTATGAAAAAATATATTAATTTTAGCAAAAAAATGACATTAAGACTTGTAGAATTATTTAGCCAGCCTTGAAAACTAGTTTTTGATTGAGGCTTGTCAAAATCAAACATCTATTTCACTTAAGCAAATTTTATTTTCTTTATAATGACCAACCTGTTTTGAACTTTGATTATATACTTTTCCATTCTCTTTACATTCATAATAATATATTATATCATCAATCACAATTTTATCTAATATATTAGTATTCGTTTGTACCAATGCTATACTTTTACTTATATTAATTATTTCTTTCTTTTTTAAATATTTCTTTTTTAATTCATTTACATCTAATTTCATATCATCTGCTATTTTTATTAACAAATTATTTTTTTGTTCAATTATAATTTGTGCATATTCCTCTCTAATTCCCTTTATTTGATCTTCAATCATTTTTTCTATTCCTCCTAAGGAAGAATACAAATTATTTTCAAATTCATGCAATATTTTTGATTTTTTCATTATTAATACTAGTCATTTAATATTAAAATAAGTTTGTTTCAATTTTTTAATTAACTTTTATTCCTTTATATTTAAAACTCACCATATAAAGACTTAAATTTTATATAAAAGATCTTTTATATTAGTAGTATAATGGCTGAATTAAGTGAAGCATTTAATGGTTTAAAATTTGAATCTAAAAAATTTAAAAATATTGATTATTTCTTTACCCAAAGAAGTCTTAAAGAGGATCATGAATATTTTGATAAAAATATGAACAGACTTAATAAAAAAGTTCAAATGGTTTATAATTTTTTAGCAATTAGTATTCCTAATCCAACAACAAGTACTGATAATAATAAAGAATATTGTTTTGAAATAATGATTTACGGTGATGCAGGATATCATTACAAAGGTATAATTACATCATATCAAAAAAATATTCCTAATTTTATGATCCCACTTAAAGGTGATAAAAAATTATTCGTTAATATTAAATATAAAGAAAATAATGATAATTTGGAAGTAAATGAATATGTTTGTTTTATTGAAGTACCAAAAAGATATAAAACTAAGATTAATCTTGATGATGATATTACTGTTGAAGATGATAATAATTCAATTTCTGAATCAGTTGATAAATAAATATGTATTTATATATCTTATTACCAAAAATATATACAAAAAATAAATAGTGGTTCGATCATTTTAACAAAAGTTATAATAAAACTTCGTAATGGTAAAACAATTTTTACAGTGATTATAAAAAAAATTATTAAAGAAAAATTTAATTTATTTTCATATTGAATGAAAATAATTTATAAATCTATTTATATATGTCTTATTACAATAAATATTTAAAGTATAAAAATAAATATATAAGTTTGCAAAAAATAATTGGAGGCGAAGGTGGTTTTAACAATCCTGACCAACTACAGGTATCTGACCAACCACAGGACCAGCCACCGAAGCAAGCACCAACACCAACACCAACACCAACACCAACACCAACACCAACACCAACACCAACACCAACACCAACACCAACACCAACACCAACACCAACACCAACACCAACACAAATACGAACCGTGCAAATAAAGGATCGTAAAATAAATTTAAATATAGTAAATATCTTACGAAAGTATGATATAAATGTTAAAACAAACTCTAATGTTAACACCACGATTGAATTAAATTCTGATGAAATTAAAATTAATATGTTTAATGTTGATAAGATTGTTGTAACAAACAAGTCAGATTGTTATACTGAATTAATTAATTATATTAAAACGATTAATCCTTAAGCTTAATCTTTTTATTTTTATTTAATATCCCTTCAAATAATTCTGAATAATGATCAACAATATCCTTAAATATATTTTTAATATTCTTTTTAATATCAAATAATTCATAATGTAGTTTTACTCTATTTTCTAATAAATGAGGTAGATTATACCCCGCAAATTTTATATCTTTATGCATTTGTAAACCTGTTGCAAGTAAATTTCCAAATGTATTATCTTCATTTTCTAATATAATTTCACCTGATACAGCGTCTTCAAATTGAATTTCATTTATTTTACTTAATGTTTTTTTTAATCTTTCAATAATATTTAATAAAGCTACATCAATTATTCGTTTTTCATTTATTTGACCTTTTGATTCCAAAATAAATTCAAACTCATTCTCATTTTTTTGTTTATAAAAACATACAGATACAGGTGAAAAAATAGCACTTTCTTTTTCAATACCAATAGTTGTAATTGCTGAAAAATTAATTGATTCACTTGGATGTAATTTTATTAATGGAATTGCGACCTTGTATGGATTATCTATATATTTACCTTTATAATAAAATTTAGCATTATCAGTTGTTACCGTTATAATTTCACTTGATTTTGAAGTATAATCTAAATACATTGTTAATTGATCTAAAGACGAGGTATTTACTTTATTATCTGTTTCTGAATATACTTCCTCCTCCTCATACTCATTTACATCTATTTCCTCAATAGGTTCCAATTTTTTGGTGTGATTAATAGAATTATAAAAATTAATATTATTATTAATTCCCCATACTGGAAAATTTGTTAACCTTAATTTCATATAATTATTATTAAAAACGGATTCATTCTTTTTTATATTAAAATCTGTAAATGCATAAATTGGTACTTCTGTAAATATTGTTCTTCTTATAGTATTTACAATTATATAATTTATATTTTTTCCTGAAATTAAAATTGCTAATCTTGTTGACCCACATGTCGAATCGTAATCTACCAAATCATAATTAATACTGTTGATTTTTTCCATATTTTTATATATAATATATAATCTTAGCTTTATATTTTTATATACAATTTTTTTTATATGAAAATATAAAGATTATTAGATATATATATTTAAAAAAATTGAAAATTAAATAGTCTGATTGATCCTATAATTCTTAAGTATTACTTTTACAGGACTATTCTTATTCATCCTGTAACTACCCCACAATGGCATCCCAACAGAGTCTGAAGCGAAAGTGCGAAGGCACCCGGGATGAAGATCGATCTCGAACCAAGGATAATATTCAGACGATGCATTTGGCTTCCGAACTAGATCAGTTTACTGGACCTGGGCATTATACTGAACTGTTAGGAGGTAAGCGCCGTGAAATTGTGGTAGAACCTATAAGGAAATCTATTCCAACCCGCCCTCAAACTACGGTTGTCCAATTATGTGAGGTAACCCCTGAAATGGTAGATGCCGTTTTTGAATCATTGAAGTCTGTGGCAGCCTCGAATGTCAGAAAACATACACAATTGCGTAAACGTGGATATTGATATGGCAAAAATAATCCGCTGAATGCCCATGTGGAACATGTACTGTGCGTTACGTGCACCTAAAACGAGTGGTGTGATTTATGTACCACGTAGATTAGTTTATTTATTAATTCTTTAAAGAGTAATTTTACTCATTATAAAACACAATATTTATTTAGGCTGTATCTTATGGTTTTAATAAAAAAAATTGATAAATTTATTACCTAGATTACATTAGATTAAGTTTCTAATATAAATACTGATGCAAAAATGAGTATTTTTAAAAATGTTATAACTAATTCTGAAAATGGTGGGGTTGCTGAGATTTATCGTAATGAAATTCCTGATATAAAAATTAAAGTACTTTCAATTAATGATTTGAACAAGATTTCTCAATTTGAATTTAATTATGCGAATGAATTACGTTTAGTAAATTTGAATTTAAATGAAATTCCAAATTTATTAAAATTTAAAAATTTAAAAAAAATAAACTTGAGTTGTAATAAGATTATTTTATTCAAGATTGATAATTTACCAAAAACTATTGAAGAAATTTATATTGATGATAATCTAATCACAGAAATACCAGATATGAGAGAGTTTCTAAAATTAAGAAAATTATCCATTATAGCAAACAAAATCACAAAAGTTGGAATATTAAATGATAAATTACAAATTCTAAATTGTCATAATAATTATATTCGTAATATTGAGGAACATGTATTGCCTAATACTTTATTGGATTTAAATATTGGATTGAATTCATTTCAATTTTTACCTATTTTATCTGAGAATTTAAAAAATGTAAATTTTGAATTAAATAATACAATTGTAAATTATGAAAATAATACAATTAGTAAAATAAATAAAATAAATAGGTTTATAAAAAAATCTGCTCAAAATAAAATTTTGAAATTTTCTTATAAATCTATTATTCATAAACAATTGGAGAGAAAAATAAAGCAAATGAAAATAATTAAAAAAGAATTGCTTTTTAAATCAGCGAAAATATTACTTCATCCAAATAAAATTCAATCATACTTAGATAATGGATATGATATTGAAGAACTTTATCAAAATTTAATTTAAAATTTTATTTATAAAAAGTGAGTTAGAATATTATTAAAAATATTATTAAATATTAATGATAATATTATTTTATTCTAAACAATGTAATCTATCAAATAAATTAGTTGAATACATAACTAAAAATAAATTAATAAAATATTTTAATATGATTAATGTTGATGTTACTAATAAAATTCCTGATAATATCACTATTGTACCAACTATTATTGACACAACAATTGAAGCGCCAATTGAAGGTAAATTAGCATTTGAATATGTAATGAATCAAAAATACTTTAATAATCCAACTAATAATATCGATTATTGGCTTGTCAATCCTTTACCCAAACCCAATATTGATGAAGATAAAAAAGCTATTGAAAAACACAATTTTAATTTTGCATCAGTTGACGACTGTCCTAGTTTTGACGAACCTAAATCTGATCCAAATCAAAGACCTAAAATGATTATAAATAAAAAACAATTAGCTATTATGAAAGTTAGAAGATAAAAAAATTGAAAATCTAATTGTTTAAATGCCTCTATTATCTTAGCCTATTATTATTTGAGTCTATTACTTATTGATTCAATACCATGAGTTCCGCTCAGCTATCACGTTTTGTTGGGGCAGTTAAGAAGGTTTCTTCAAATGGCAAAGCTAATAACAAGCTATCACAGCTAAAATCCGGTAAAAGGGGTGTCAGTGTTGGCGATGTTCTCAAGTCAGTTGGGTATACAGTAGATGACTGCAAATTCAACGACTGTTTCCATGGGATTTTTTGCTCCTTCTGCCATGCAAAAGACCTCGACCGCCTTGCATTATTGCAACATACAGATTTGGAGAATTTTTGTGGATTTGTCATTAAGAGCATGGCAGAACTTTATGGTCTTCCACATGAGATCCGGATTACTGATAGGACCGATGGACACATCAGAATCTCAGCAAGACCAGCTGACGAGATCCCACAGGATCAACTCCCGTACTCCGGTGGGGGATCAGAGGAGTTTCCTCCCTTCGACTCTACGACGCGTGAATCCGAGGTTGGACGCGCCGTTGTACCTGTTGAGAAGCCCATGGCTGCTTTGAATGTAGCCAAGGACACGGCTGCTTCTGATACGGCTACTTTGGATGTAGCCAAGGACACGGCTGCTTCTGATACGGCTGCTTTGGATGTAGTCAAGGACACGGCTGCTTCGGATACGGCTGCTTCTGATATGGCTGCTTCGGATGTAACCGAGGACACAGCTGCTTCGGATGTAGCCAAGGATGCGACTTGGCATGTCAAAGAGTTTCCAAGAATTGAAAATCACCATCCTGTGTATCACAACACATTCGTCTATGAGGAGAATGGCAAATGGTACGTTCTAGGTCCCTCAAAGTGTGTGGTGACGGGAAACAGCTTCGTCCTCACATTTACACCCGATAGAATGGGACAAGTGATGGAAGACGGATGGTCTGTTAGAGTCTGGTAATTTGTCAACTAAAAAGTGCAACTTATGCATTTGTAAATTTGTAGATTATCAAGAAATTTGAGTTTATACGCCTTTAAGGCTAAGCTGCGAGAGTGAGTGAGCTTGTATTGTGATGTGGAATCGCAAAAATGAGCTTACTAGTTTTGTATAGGGAATTATCCTTTTGTTTTATAGAATATAAAAAAGATTATTTTTTTATTTAAAAAATTTTAAATAAAAAAATATAATTATAATTTATTAAATATCATCCAAATCAAATTCATCATCACTCGGTTCATCCTCTTCAAATAATAAACTACTATTTAACGGATTGTCATCTTTAATTTCTTTACGTTTTTTAAGTTCTAATACATCTATATTATTGTACATGTGGTTTATATAATATTTATTTAATACACTCTCAATTAAAACCCAGGATTTGATTGAAACTCTTTCATTTTTCGGACCCTTTAAAAAGTTACCTCTAAGGATAGCCGTAATTTCTTCTCCATTTTGATTTTTAACTAAAAAATTACCATTTCCAAATGCTTTTTCTACTATTGCATATTGTTGACCTAATTCAATATCTGCGTGGACTAGATCAAATTTTACTGAACTATATTTAAAAGATTTTTTCTTGTGTTTTTTTTCATGAGTTGCACCCTTTTTTGACATATTGTTTATATACATATCTATGTTTTAAGTAAATATTTATATAATTCAATTTTTTTATTTACCCAAATAAATTGTGAAATCTAATTTTAGCAACGAAAATCAGGATTTTACGCATAATAAATCTAAATATTAGCGAGCGAATGGTATTTATCACGTACTGTAATTATATAATAAATATTGAATATTTAATTCTATCTTTGCCACTATATAACTTATCACTTATATTAACCTAATAAAAAGACCATGTCAATCGGTATCTTGTTGTGTCAGGCGGTAGAAATACCTAAAAAACAAGATAGTATTTGTATCTGTTTTGTGGAGATTCTCCTGGACTCAGAGACTTGGATTTATTACCAAGTTGGAATCAGCATTGCCTACATTCACTCTTCATCAAGGTTGGTAAGTTAAAAACACTTCACGTGTTAAACATGTGTTCTAGTTTTAGCAAGCAGGACGTCTGTAACGCAATATCAGTTTTTACATTATGATATTTCTAGAAAGTTTTTAATATTAGCACCTTAGGTAGGCATTTTATCGAGGCATTGTATTGTGGCTATCTAGAATCATCATAACTTTTTGGAGACCTTGACGTGGTTATGATGTTTAAGGCTTATGTCGACCAACATCCAAAACATAAAGTATAATTATACTTTATGTTTTAAATTTATTTTACTAATAAAAATTTTAAGCTGAACAATTTAAACAACCTTCCTCTTCTTGAGTTATAGCTGTTAATCTATTTTGAATTGATGGATCCACTGTAATCTTGGTGGCTTCAGATGAAGGTTTACTTCTTAAATAGTAAATACCTGTCTTTAATCCATTTTGCCAACTCCACATGTGGGATGAATATAGTTTATTATAATCAGGGACGGCCATAAAAATATTTAATGACTGAGTTTGGCATATGTATGGACTTCGTGCCAATGCTGCTTTCAATACCCATATTTGTTTAATTTCCCAAATAGTTTGATATAGTCTTCTCATTTCTTCAGGTATATTATTAAAGTTTGCAATTGATCCATTATTTGCTAAAATTAATTGTTTCATTTCTTCATCCCATACTCCAATTTTAATTAAATCATTAACTAAATATTTATTAACTAATGGAAAATCACCAGCTAGTGTTCTTCTAGTATATATATTATTTGTGAAAAATTCGAAACATTCATTATTTCCTAGTATTTGACTAGTTGATGCTGTAGGCATTAATGCTGTTAATAATGAATTTCTTACTCCATGAACAATTACCTCTTCTCTTAAACTATTCCATCTATCCATATGCTTAGGTTGTTTATTCCAAAGATCAAATTGGAACTGACCCTTGGAAATTGGCGAACCTTCAAATGTTGAATATGCGCCACACCATGTATTAACCTTATTCTCCAACTCCCAATGACATGGTTTTAATAAATGGTATAATCTATTTAATTCTTTATTCACTATTTTAAAACTATGTTCAAAGTACTCAGGAAATTGATATTTACCATTTGCACATTCTTCTTGTAGTTTTTTCATTCCTTCATATCGTAATTTAGAAATGTCTTTTGATGCCGTACAAGCTGCTAAATATATAATTTCCATCATTTCAGCATTAAATTCTAATGCTTCTTCACTATCAAATGGAATTTTCATTAATACTAATGTATCAGCCAAACCTTGAATACCTAACCCAATCGGTCTATGTCTCATGTTTGATTTCTTGGCTTCCGGAACTGGATAATAATTTGAATCAATAACTTTATCTAAATTGATTGTTGCCCTATATGCAACATCATATAATTTATCAAAATCAAATTTTGATTTAACAAATTTATAAAATTCACTCCAACCTCCAATAATCTCTTCACCATATAAAATATACGGATAGGTTGAAACATTAAATGTATTAGTTAATTCATCTTTTTCAATTTCCTTTTCTTTAAATTTAAAATTATTCGTTTTCATATACGTTTTGGACCAATCACAATATTTACATTCTTTCTTGGTATAGATTGTAAATTCCTTATCCGCAACAAATGGTTCTGTACATTTATTTAATGCAATTGATGCTAAATTACAAACTGCATATTCATCATGACTTGAGTACTGAACAATTTCATGACATAAATTGCTCGACTTGATTGTTCCAATATTCTTTTGATTAGATTTATTATTAATATGATCTTTATACCCAATATATGGTGTTCCAGTTTCTAATTGTGATTCTAATATACTTTTCATTATTTCTCTTGCCTTCATTTTAGTTTTATATTTATTTTCACTTACATAATACCAATATAATTTTTCATATTCATCACCATATACTTCATTTAAATTTGGACAAGTATCCGGACATAATAAATACCAATCACCATCAGCTTCTACCTGTTTCATAAATAAGTCGGATAACCAAACAGCTAAAAATAAATCTCTCGCACGTTCGGTTTCCGCACCAAAGTTTTTCTTTAATTCAAGAAAAGCCATGATATCTGGATGATGTGGTTCCAAGTAGATTGCTATTGAACCCTTACGCTTACCGCCATTATGAACTAATCCAGCTTGTGTTAAATAATTATGATTATTTTTTATTTCTAAATCATATACACAAGTTTCAATCTCTTCTTCAGATACTTCTTTTAATCTTGTATATAAAATATTATCATGTGAGATAAAATTACTATTATGAATATCTTCAATTTCTGATTCATAATAATCACGATCTAATAAATCATATACTTCTTTAATTTTTGGTAAAATTATATTACTATCATTATAATTACATAAAATTCCAAATTTTAATAGTAAAAATCTAATATCATCTATTAATTTTTTAGATAATTCTAAATATATATAATCTGTACTAATAATTAAAGGATGAGAATTCAAAATACCTTTTAAAATCCATACTAATTTTTCTTTTGGTAAATGTAATAAATTAGTATCAAAATTATTAAGTTGTGATTTACTAAATTTTAATTTACTTGTAACTGTCCATCTAAATACATTGTATCTAGTACCACCCATATCTTTATATTCAATACTATTTTGTAATAAATAATTTTTCATAAATTCAACAATTTTTGTATAATTTGAATCAAGTGTAATACTATATGCACAATCAATTTCTTTAACACTACCTCTCATTAAAAATATACCATAAAAATAACAATCTGTTTCATCTAAATTTCTATTATCAAGAACATATGAAGGAATAGGAATGCCAATAAAATCATCGCTAGTTACATCTTTTATACTAATCCATTCTGGTTCAATTAATTTATTAATTAATTTATTTTTAATTTTATTTAAATCATCTTTATTAAGATTTTTAATAACATAAAAAGGATGTCCTTCTGTAACTTTAATATTCTCATAATCATGAATAATTTTTAAATTCAAAATTTTACCTTTATACTTATCACAATAAATTCTTTCAACTTCTTGTAATGATCCATCATTAGTAAATACTCTATCATTTGGTTTGATTTCTTCAATTGGAATTAAACCTCTTTCTGTATATATTTTTGTTGGACCGATAAAACATTGATCAATATAGCGAGCTATTTCATTATAAACTTTTAACATTGGAATAATACCACTACTTGGTCCATTTGTTCCTTTAATCATTGAATCCTTACCACGAATATTACTTACGTGCAAACCAATACCTCCTCCCCATTTACTAATTTTTGAAACTGAAGCCCATGTATGTGTTATACCTTCGATTGAATCATCTGTACCTAATAAAAAACAATTTTGAGCAATAATGCCCCCAATTGAATATGAATGATCGTCTTCAATACCTAATGTATAAACATAATTATCCTCAATGGTAATTTCTTCTTTGTTTTCAAAGTGTAAATACTTGAAATCATTGTCATCAATTACTACACAAGTTTCATATTGTATATCCAAATTATATAATCTACTTAATGAATAAATTTGTTTCCTTAAATTTTCATTCAACATTGATTCGTTTGAAACAATACCATCTAAAAATGATTCAATTAATTTATTATCATATTTATAAATATCTTTATTTAAATGTTTATCAAATCCAGAACCAAATAATTGATTAAAAATAATTCCTAATATGGATGAATTATATAAAATTTTAACATGATTTTTAAACATATTATTTATCGATACATTCTCTATTCCAAAATATTTTTTAATCTCTATACAAAAATTAATTAATTCAGTATTTTCCTTATCAAGTGTAATTTGAATACCTTTAATGCATGTATGTGCACTTTCTGAAAGATTTTCTATAATATTACCATTAACAAACCAAATACCCAAAAATTTTATAATATCTTTATTAATATATATCATTGTATTAATTGATTCTTCAGAATTTTGCATATGTATTTTTTGCAAATCTTTTGAAAATTCAGATTCTAATTTCATTTCTTTAATAATTGAATATACATCAATTACTGGATTTGTAATACTTCCTGAATATTTAGGTATCATTATACAATCAGTTATATCCAAATCTTTGACTTCTTTCCATTCATTTTGTTTAGATAATTTATTATACGTAAATAATTTATGATTTTCTGTAACTATAAATGGATCAGTTTTCATAATCGAAACTTTATATATTTTTCTATTATTGATTTCATTTTTATGTATTTGAATTACTTTTTTAACATTACCTAAATGTGTAATAACTTCATCTCCAAGTTGAATATCTTTTATTGATACAGGACCACGTAAAGTATTAACTAATGTATTACCTTCAAAACAGCTAGCAAGTTGACTTCTTTTATTTCCAGCATTAAATAATGTAGGTGATGCATGAGTATAAAAGCCTTGTGACATTAAATCATAAGTTATTTTGACAGCTGCTAAATCGCCCATATTAATAAATGATGCAACTCTCATAAACATATCTTGAGGTCTTTCAATCAATCTATTATTAATTTTTGTTAAATATGCTCTTTCTAAAGTTTTAAAACCAAAATAGTCAAATAAATAATCTCTATTATAATCAACCATTTTATTTAATTTAGTTTTATTATCATTAATCCATTCTAACCATACAATATCAAGAATATTTAATTCTTTTTGAATTATATTTTGTTTTTCAACAAAGGAATTAATAGTTTTTTTATGAATATTACTTACTAAAATTCGTCCTGCTAAAGAAGAATATAAATAATTAATAGTTGATAAGTTTACACATATATTTGCAGATTCAAGATCTAGTTCTTCTGTTGTAATATTATCAAATATCGTAGCAACCACTTTTTGAGCGATTAATACAGGATTTATAAATTTTTTTTCTTCAACATTTATTAATCTTGAAATTCTATCAGTAATCTTATCAAACTTTACTGTTTCATGTGTACCATTTCTTTTAACAACTAACATTTAATACTTGATTATACAATATACTTTTTAAATATTTTTATATGCAATTTTTTTTATTTATAAATTAAATAGACTAAATATTTTTAGTCATATAATATTTCTCTAAACAATATCCTAATTTAGTTTTATAGTATTCTCTAGCCCCAATTCCTGCAATGATACTTACTTTATTTAACCCATGAGATTTTGTAATTTCTTCAGCAACCTTTATCAATTTTGTACCAAGTCCTTTATGTTGTGATGAAATACCATTTGATGTTCCTACATTACTTGACATACCATATACGTGAACTTCACGTATTAATGATGAATTATATAATTCAGGAACAAAATCAAAACCTGGCGTAGGGTCAATTCGTAATCGTAAAAATCCTGCAAGATATTTATAATTTTTAATATCTCCTGAATAATATAATTTTTTATTAAATAGTTTATATACAAATGATAAAGCTAAATAAGATATATATTTTAGCGTCCAATATTGTTCTTCAGTTTCATATGTTATAAAATATTCAATACCTTGAGAAGCTATAAATTTACGAACAACTAATTTTAAATATTTTGAATCAAAATTATTTTTTATTTCATGACATCTTATACAATTACATTTAATATTTTCTAATTTAAATTTATCCAAAATAATTTGACGTAAATTACTTTTCCCTTGATAACCTACTTCTATACTTTGTCTAGGAATATCTCTAATCAATCTTTGAATTCTTACCGATGGATGAACATTTATTTTATAATATATACAAACATCAATTAAATCATTTATATTTGCTTCCGCATATGGTTTATATGAACCATCATTATACCAATCATTTATTTTACTCGTAACTATAAGATCAGTTGATGCTGATTTGATTACAGCAGTAGGATAAATTTTAATATCGTCAAATTGTAATTCCGCATCACTTACTAATCTTTCAAACATTTTTAAATCCTTTTCTTTTGAAGAGTCTGGTAAATCAGGCATTATATGTACTACCACTTTTAAACCAACACCTTTTAATAATCGGATTGCTTTAATTGCATCCTCTGTTGTACATCCACGTTCTATTTTTTTTAATATATTCTCATCTAAATGTTGTATACCAATTTGTATTCTCGTTGCACCATATTCTAAATATTGTTTAATTGCAGTTTTATTAATATAATCTGGTCGAGTTTCTAGAGTTAATCCAATTAAACCAAAAATTGAATCTTGATTAATTTTTATTTCTTCCTCTAATGATAACATTGAACGTTGGATTCCTAAAGTATTTAAAGTCCAATAAATTTCATTTATTACTTGGTCTCTATAAATTTTAGGCATAACATCCCATGTACCACCTGATAAGATAACCTCTATTTTTTTTTTATTATTATCTGGTTTAATATTACCTGTATAAACGTAAGCTTTTAATCTATCTATAATTTGTTGTCTTATATTAAAATCACAACGTGTTGCACGCATCATTGCGGGTTCAGTGGATATATAAGATTTTGGTTGAGTTGGTACACCATTTAAGTTTGTTTCAGTTGGACAATAAGCACATTTTTCAGGACATGAAAATTTTATATTATCACCCGGTTTTGTTACTATAGTAACTACTATAACACCTGATTCTGATCTGGAAACTCTTTTAATTAACCAACGTTTAAATTCATTATTTGTTTCAAGTTCTTTATAATGTATATTATATATATTTCTAATATGTGATTTACTTGGACAAACTTTATGTTTTTGTTTTAATATACTAAAACCTTTATTAATTTCGTCATATGATAATTTTTTTCCACATATTGTAATAAAATCATATACAAAATCTAGAATTTCATCATCTTGATGTATATTAGGTTTAACGTTGATAATATCCTCAATTTCCATTTTTAAACATAAATTAATTGTAAATAAATCAAATTTTCAATTTTATTCTATAAAATTAGAATTTTATAAATTAAAATTGCGATCGATCAACATTATTTTCGCTTTCGTTTTATTGGGGTATCCGATGTGAAAATGGACCTTTTAAATACCACCAACACCAGTGGCACCAGGAGCACCAGGAGCACCAGGAGCACCAGGAGCACCAGGAGCACCAGGAGCACCAGCACCAGCACCAGCACCAGCACCAGCACCAGCACCAGCACCAGCACCAGCACCAGCAGCGGGTGCAGGGGGTGTAGGCGGTGAAGGACCTCTAAACGGACCCCTACCCGCAGGAACGGGCTGTGCACGATCCTGTTCAGCTCTTTCCAGTAAGCCCTGCAGTCTTGCAATCTGTTCGTCCTTGTGATCCAGCAAGCGGTTCATCTCAGTTCTCATCAGACGAATCTCGAGATTAGCAATCTTCTCCTGCGTCATTTTGCGCTCTTCCTCTGCATGTTTCTCCTTCTCAAGCTTCTCAAAGCGAGTGAAGTAGTAATCGACGGAACTGTTCATGGCAGCTTGAAGATTATCTAATGAAACATGAACTGCGCGCGGGTCGGCAACTTTCATTGTACCATCTGGATTAAAAGCACGAAGTTGATAGTCAGCGTAACTCATTTTGAATACTGGCTTCTTATTATAATATGTATTAGTTATTTGGACCATCTAGAGAGTTAATAATTCAATTTTTTTTGTATAAATTAATATAATGAATATAGATATTTTTAATAAAGACGATTATTTAATTTTTATTAATTCATATAAAATAACTGAATGTCAAAAAAAAATATTATTAAATTATTATAAAAATAAAAATAATATTTATTGTAAAACTAATTCAAATTTTCAAATTTTAACTTTATTTCAAAATATTGAAAGTAATATTGAAGAAAAAGCAAGATTAAAATTACTATTAAATAATTTTACTAATTATAATATAGTTAAATATATTTTTAAAAAGTTTCAAAATAATATTCAAGATAATGAAATTATTAATATTATAAATAAAAATAAAAAAAGTTACGCTCCCAAACCAATATGTCACAAATGGGATTTTGCAATTCAGTTATTATGTTCTAAACTACATGATATTGAAGATATAATATATTTAGATATTGGATGTGGTGATGCAAGAAAAACAAAATTATTTTATAAATATTTAAATTTATCCAAGGAAAATACTTATTGTACTGATATTCAATCTTGGGGTGGTTATAGTAAAGATAAATCGTCATTACCATTTCAATTTAAACTTATTAATGATAATAAATTAAATTATGAAGATAATAAATTTAATATCGTTACTTGTATATTAACATTACATCATATATCCGATTTAGATTTATTTATTAAAGAAATTTATAGAATAATAAAACCGGGTGGATATTTATTACTTATTGAACATTCTGTTTATACTGACTTTGATAGAATATTAATTAATATTCAACACATGTTATATTCGGCACTATTTGATAAAAGATCAGATTATATTGAAAACCCTGATTTTATTCATTGTTATAATTCATATGAATGGGATTATATAATGATTAATAATAATTTTAAACCTAAAAAAAATAATGTCTTAAATTTTGGGAACGAATATAGTATTAAATATGATAATATTTTTTATGCGTTGTATAAAAAGTGAATGCTGATGATTTTTATAAAAAGAGTATATATTTTATAAATCATTTAAGGATATAATTATATATATAAACTTATGGAATATAATTGTAATGAATGTAAAAAAAATATAGTTCACAACAAAAAGTTTCATAATACTCAATCTAATATTATTGGTCCTATAGTAGTCGTCAATAACAAAAATAGTAGTCATAATGTTCCAGAAAATGATAAAATATTAATTTGTAAATATTGTAATAAATGTTTTCAAAATAGATCAAATAGATGGAGACCTGAAAAAAAATGTACTAATAAAGAAACTGAAATTAAAAAATTAGAAAAAATTAAACTAGAAAAAATAGAAAAAGAAATTGAACTAGAAAAAACAAAAGAGAAAAATATACAATTAGAAGAAATTATTAATAAATTATCTTTGTCTATGAATAATCAATTAATAAATATAATTGAAGATAAGAATAAAAAAAATAGTAGAATTAAATAATCAGTTACAAAGTAATAACAATAATTTAGATAATCTAGAACAAGTAAACCAATTAAATTCATTAACATTTAATAATGTTGTAATAGTTTCAAGAAGTGAAGATAATTATATAAATGCAACTCAATTGTGTCAAGCGGAATAATCTAAATATAGTTGAAAGCATAATATTAAATAAATTAAAAGAATATAAAGAACAAACTAATCGAGATTAGCAACAAAGCGGTGACTGTGTCAAATTAAAAGCAAAGCTTTTAATTTACTAATAAATATTTTCTTTAGAAAATATTTATTTGTCCGTAGGACACGTAGGTTTATTTTACCGTTAGAGAAAGATATTACTTTATTTACTAATATTATTGATGAAGCTATTGAGTTTTTAAATTGAACTCTATTTTACATTAGATATTTTGTTTATTTTTATTTGTAATTTTTGTTTACGATGTAATTTAACTTTACATCCTAAAAATAAATAATTTTATTTCTGTAGAATTTGGAAATAAAAAAAAAAAAATTTATTTATAAAAAATTATATAATTTTATAAAATCATATAAACACACGATTTCTATATAATTTATACAGTTATATGACACACAATTGTGATAAATGTAATAAAAATTATGCTAGTTATCAATCCTTATGGATTCACAACAAAAAGTTCCACACTACAACATCTACTCAACACCCTCTAACTCCTCTACAGGATCCTCAATTACCTCAAACTGATATTAAATTTAAATGTACTCATTGTAGTAAGTTATTTTCAAGAAAAGATAATTTAAAAAGGCATGAAAAAACGTGTAAACCTAAAATTAATAATAATGAAAAAGAATTAGAATTAGAAAAAATTAAATTAGAAAAAATAAATGCAGAAACAGAATTAGTAAAACTAAAATTAGAACTCAAAAATAAAAGTACTAAAAACATAAATAATGGAACCATAAATAATAACAATACTGTAAACAACATTACTATAAATGCAATGGGTGACGAGATAATAAACAAACTAACAACGAACGAAATAAAAAAGCTAGCGGATAAAGGCAATAATGCATTAATTCACATTGTAGAATTATTAAATTTTAATGAAAGATTCCCAGAAAATCAATATTTTTGTAATACAAGTTTAGAAGGCGATTACGTTACTGTTTATGATAAAAATACAGCAAAAATAAACAAAGAATTAAAGTTAGAATTTTACGATAAATTATTGTCAAATTCTTATCGTAAAGTTAATGAAGTGCTTTGTAATATTGAATTTAATAATAAAAAATTACAAATTCAAGACAAGTATACAAAAAAACTAGAAGAATCAGTTGATACTACACGTGTATTTAATCATCGCCATAAAAAAATATACAAACAAAATATTAACCAACTGAGTTATAATAAAAAGGATATGGTTTTAGGTACTTGGAGTAAAGTTAAACCGCCTACTTTTGACGACCGTGATGATTATACCGATTCTGATTCAGAATTATCTTGATTTTTTTATTTAAAGATAATATTATTTATAATATAATGAGTGTTGTTCAGGCAAGAACAAATTATACTAATGAATTAACATTTAATAATATAAGTGAATTATGTAATTATAATGGATATAATGATATAATTTGGTTAAAAATTGAAAATATAACATTTACTGATTTATTCTATTTTCCAAATAAAATAGAACAATTATTTATTAATCATTGTAAAAATTGTTCAAAGCTTTGTTATTTATCAAATAATATAAGATTTGTAGAAATTACAAACTGTGTTTTAAATACATTAAAACATTTATTTATTTCAATTAATGCTTATAATGATTTGGAAACATTAAATGTATCATACAATCGTTTAACAAACGTATCAGATAATTTACCAAATAAATTGATATCATTAAATTTAAGTTATAATGATATTGATAAATTACCTAATATTAATTGTTTCTCCAAAGAAATACAATATATTAATTTAAGTTATAATAAATTAACTGATTTGCCTAAATGGATTTTGGAATTAAATGAGACAAACCTAATTTGTATGCCTAACCGTTTTTGGTTTAATTCATATTCAAATATTAGTTTGAATAGAGATATTAAAGAATATCATATAATGATTGCATTTAGATTTTTTGATTCAAGTCTAGCAAATAAATTAATTACAACTCGTAATATTATAAATAATATAGATACCCGTATTAATGATGAAATAGAACATCCATTAATTGGATATAATATAGGTTTAGTTAAACCAAATGATAGTATAGTTAAAACAACTGCTGAACAAGCGCAAAATGTTCATAATTCGGATATACAAGATTCATTTAGTAAAAGTGTATCAGTAATTATGAAATACGCTGTACCAAAACAAATTAAATATTTAAGCGACGCATGGTACTATTATGTATGTGACGGTACTAATTTTTTTAATAATATTAGTTTTATAAATATTATAACTAAAAATTGTAATTTAACAACAATTGTTTCTAGATGTGGCGTTACATATGGTGAAATATTTGAACGTATTTGGAGTATATCGAGTGTGCATAAATATAAAAAAGAAATTAGAAATATATTAAGAGATGAAATTAATGCAGGGAAACAATTGTGTTTTACAGGTCAAGTAACTCGTTTAGTTAATTCTTTATCCGGTTTTGTGGACGGTGTTCAAATTAGTTATAGTGAAAATGAACAAATAAATAATGCTGTAATTGCAACAATGAGAAGATGTGAAAATAATAAGTTATTGAATGTTTTGGATGAAGTCAAGAAAGTATTAGATGAATTATTGGTATCTGAGGAAAAACAAGAAATTTGGCTCAGTGCATTAGAATAGATTTAAAAATTATATATTTATTTTAATTATATAAGTCTTAGATATTATTTATACATTAATATTAATAGCATCAGGTAAACATTTATTTAAATCATCAATATTGTCATTAAATACATTAAAAGTTTTACAATAACAATCGATATTAGATAAAATAGAAGATACTTCTAATATAAGTTGTTTTATATTTCCGGAACTATATTTTTGATGTATATTATAATTTATATAATCTATATATAAACTATACAATTTTATTAAATCTTTATCTGCATATGAACTAAAATCTCTCATTCTTTCGGATGTATTTATTTTATTTTTTAATATTTGAACTAATAATAATAATCTATGTTTAAAACTCAAGATATTTTTTTTATTATAGTTAATACCAGTATTAAGGATATTTTTGTTAGTATTTACATCAGTGCTATTAATTTGTTCTATTAATTTATTAATATTATTTTCATATTCTTTATTTGTATTATTTTTATCAGATTGAACATCTTGATTATTGTCATACTCTTCTTTTAATATAGTATTTATGCCTTTTATATTATATTTTTCAAGAATATCTTCTATATTGATAACAATAGGTGCATTTAAATCTAACATGCGTTCTAATAATTTATATTTATTAATAATTTTATTAAATGTTTGTTTAATTTTGTTAACATTATCATCTATATCATCTTTATTTATTAAACATTTTGTTTTTCGACTTATTGCACCAAATGTATGTTTAATTGTTGTAGTAGGTAATTAGATTAAATGTTTAATACCTGTACTGGTAGATTTTATTCCTTTAATAATATTATACTCATTGTTAGCACCTAGTTGCATTTTTAAAGTTAAATATTTATTTTTATATTTTAAATATTTATTTTTATAAATTGATTCCATATTATAATAAAGTATATAATATTTATGAATGTTATCTTATTTGCAATTAAAAAATATAAAATAATTTCTAAATTATTATAATGTTGATTTATATTATAATTATTATATTTATTATATTATGTTTTATTATTTCTAATTTATGGGTTGATAATTTTAATAATACTAATTACGATATAGATTATTATGTAATACATATTAGATCTAATATAGATAGATATAAAAATATATTAGCAAATCAGGAAAAACTAAGTAAAAATATAATTATTTTTGATGCAGTGATCGGTAAAGAAATAGATTTAAATAATTTACAAATATTTGACCCACAGTTTCAAAATAATTTTAATTACACGCATATTAATGAGATTGGATGTTATCTTTCTCATTTTACACTTATAAAACAAATAATGCATAACCCGGGTTATACAGTTGTGTTTGAAGATGACTTTTTAATTAATGATAATGATTTAGATAATCAAATTCAACACATTATAAATATAGTTGATGATTTTGATATTATATGTTTAGGTAATTTAAATAATAATCATGGCACTTTGTATAAAGAAAATATTTATTCAATAGATTCTTATAATTATTTATGGGGTACTCATGCATATTTAATAAATAATAAGAATGCTTCAAAAATTTATGATAAATTATTAACAATGACATTAGCTATAGATAATCAATATAAAAAATTATTCGATACTAAAATATTAAATGGTTTAGTTGTTTATCCAAATTTAGTAGAACAACAGACGACTGCTTTTAAGTCAACTATAAGATAATAATTTTTTTTCTAAAGCCATTCCTTATGGTAGCAAAAAAGTCGCCAAAAAATGTCAAAAGTATTATTTTGTTTAAATTTATTTAAATAAAATAATTATTTATAGCGACTTTTTCCTACCATAAGAGATTCTTTAACAAAGAACCGTATTCTTATCATAAAAAATCTAAAATTATTTTTGTAAAACTACCCACCAATTACCCTGTTCATATCCATGTTTTTTAATAATAAATCTATTTTCTAATCTATTAATTTCTTCAATTAATTCGTTTTCAATGTAAATATGATAGTATCTATGGTAAAAACACCCATCACTTGTCACCCATTGAACCAATTCATCATTATTAGTGAATTTAAATCTTGAATTATTAGGTTGTTCCATAGAAAATACAGATAATAAAATTAAACCATTTGGTTTTAGACAACGGTACATTTCATTTAACGCTAATCTTCTATCACGGTCATTTGCTAAATGATGGTATGAAGAAATACACAATATATAATTAAATATATTATTATTATAAGGTAATAATGTCATATTTGCTTCCATAACATTCAATAATTTTTTTTTACAAGTATACACATGTTCTTTTGATCTATCAATCCCATAAAATTGTAAATCTTTTCTATATAACATATTATTACCATTTCCACATCCAATCTCTAATATATATGTATTTGAATCTAAATGATCAAGAAACACTTTAATACAACCCCAAATTTTATATCTGGTATAATCAAATTCGACCATAATTTTATGTGTTTCACCACTTTGTGATTGATAATTTAATATGTTTGTCATTTTTATATACTAATGTTTTTAATTTTATGATTTATTTTTCAATTTTTTTGAATTTGATCGATAATAAAAAAAGTATAAAAATTTAAAAAATAATATTAATATTTTTTAAATTTAATAGTTATTATAATAAATTAAAAATCTTCGTTCACCTCGTATATATTTTCTTTTCCTGTATTTAATACAGATGCTTTTTGATATTGTGTTGGTCTGGATTCAAAAAAGTTTGTTTTACCTTCCATTGAAATACTTTCCATAAAATCAAATGGATTTATTACGTTCCATATTTTTTGATATCCAAGTTTAACTAATAAATTATCACTTACATATTGAATATAAATTGTCATTAATTTTTTATTCATTCCTAATAAAGAGCATGGTAAACTTTCACAAATAAATTCTGTCTCAATTTTAATTGCATCTTTAAACATATCGTGAATAATTTGTTCAGATATCTTATTTTTAATTTTACTATATAATAATATAGCAAAATCAGTATGCATACCTTCGTCACGACTTATTAATTCATTTGAATCACATAATCCAGGCATTAAATTTCTTTTTTTAAGCCAAAAAATTGCACAAAAACTACCTGAAAAAAATACTCCTTCTACAATTGCGAATGCAATTAAACGTTGAGCAAATGATACATCACTTTTAATCCATTTTTGTGCCCAACTCATTTTTTTATTAATACAAGGATATTCAGTTAAAGCATTAAGTGCTTTTGTTTTTTCTTCTGGATCTCTAATAATATTATCTATTTGTAAAGAATAAGTTTCACTATGAACATTTTCCATCATCATTTGATAATTATAAGTAATAACAGCTTCTCTTAATTTAACTTCTTGACAAAATCGTTCACCCAAATTTATATTGACTATTGTATCGCTAGCTGCAAAAAATGCTAGAACTCGTTTAATAAAAAATTGTTCATCCGCATTTAATAATTTAATAAAATGATGATAATCATTCGAAAAATCAATTTCTTCTGCAGTCCAAAAAGCAGCTTGTTGCATCTTATAAAAATTCCAAATATCTTTATCCTGAATGGGATACACTGTCAATCTTTCATTTTCAGGATTCAATAAATATTCTTCGGTATTTTGCATATATATATATATATTTTATAATAATTAATCTATAATTCAATTTTTTTATCTATACATTTATAATATGAGTTTTTTATCAGAAAATTATGATCGCCCAAAACTAGTAGAAAATAAGTTAATAAAAAAAATAATAATTGAACAAAAAAATAATATAACAATTGTTGATAAATTTAAGATTAATATATTTGAATTTATTAAAGAAAATTATAAAGTAATTGGTATTGTAATGATTGTACTAATATTATTATATTGGAGATATCATGAAACAAAACAAAAAAAATTAAATAATAAAGCAGACGCTGAAAATACTGAAGATGTAGAATTTTATTAAAGTATAAAATTGTTCTAACACACTAACTGCGTATAAACATTTATATAAAGATATCTAATTTATATTATAATATATGTCACAAGAAAAATATTTAATTGATTATAATAAATTTTTGAGCGAAATATTAATACTCTATCCTACAAATGATTATATTATTGAATTACAAAATGAAACGGATGATATTAAAGTGAGTCGTGGAACAAAATTAGCAGAAAGTTTAAATACAACAACTACTTATAATTATTTTTTCAAGAGTAAAATTAAGGTATTCTCTCATAAAGAAAAAGATACTGCTATTATTTCTGAAAGTTTATTTGGTAAAAATTTAACTTTAAAAAAAATTTTTAATAATCAATCTGAAGATGTTAAAAAAATGTTATGGTTATTATTACATAAAATGGTTGCCTATATGAAAAATGATATGCCTACACCGAATATAAATGATGTTATTAGTAATACTAAAGATTATATTAGTAAAATTTTAAGTACTTCTGATTTAGATGAAAATATTAATGAAATGATTAATGATATTATAAAAGAATTTGAAGGTATTTTTACTGATGGTGGTAATCCTATGGAAAATTTTGTAAAAATCAATGATTTAATAACTACTAAATATAAAGATAAGATTGAAAGTGGTGAAATTGATTTACAAAAAATCATGGTTGCTTTACAAAAATCAATTCCTGGATTAGGAGAAATGGATGGACTTGCAGATATTCTTAAAAATTTTACAGCAGGTGCAACAGAATCAAAAGAAAAAGTAATTATAGATGAAAATTTTTCAACATCTAATATAGACGTTGGTCAAGTTAAGGAAGACAATAATTTTAATTTAGGACCAATGTTAAAAACGATGGATAAATTTTCAGGTTTATTAGGTAATGGTTCTGGAAATGGTGAGAATAATGGTATGGATAAATTATTAGGTATATTTAATAAATTAAATTCCAATACTAATCCTGCAGATCTTCAAAATTTAATTCAAAACGAATTAGGTATTGATATGAATCAATTAACTGAACAAATGAGTACTATGCTAAAAAAAAATGATTAAAAAAAATATACTTATAATATATGAGTGAATATTATTATGATATTAAAAATGATATAATATCTTTTCAATCTAAAATAAATTCTAAAAATAAAATAAATTCTAAAAATAAAAATACTCAGTCAAGTAAGGACAGCATACATAATATGTCAAAAATAAAACCACGTGTCAAGTCATCGAATTTGCTTGTACGCTCGTTAAATCCACCGGATACTAAATACCAATTACAAGAATTAGAAGAAATAATTGAAAATAAATCATTATATTCATTACCTGCATACAATGAAGAAGATAAAACTACATTTAATCAATTCAAAAATCATTTATATAAAACATTTAAACCTTTTATATTAACAACACACAAACCTATGCCGTTAACACATAGCGCAATAGTCGAAAAAAAAAAATATAATTATATAAAATTACCTAATAAAAATCAAGAAGCATCAAGTTCATTACCTCCTACATATTCAATGAATGTATTAGTTCCAAGTTTTGATGATGATCAATATTATTTAGTACAATCACAACCACCTTTAGTACAATCACAACCGTATTTAGTACAATCACAACCGCATTTAGTACAATCACAAATGCCTTTAAAAATTGATAATGTACAATCTAATATTGCGAATATTTATCGTGGAAATATTAATAAATCTAATAAACCTTATAAATCTAATAAATCTAATAAATCTAATAAATCTAATAAATCTAATAAATCTAATAAATCTGATAAATCTGATAAATCTGATAACTGTTATAATTTAATTTTAATTATAATTTTTATATTAATTAGTTTAATTTTTTATTTATTATTTTTCGCTAAATTTTTCTCAAAATAATAAGCACCTTGAAGAAAAGCATCACATAAATCATCTTTCTTCTTTTGTTTTTTTATAAAATCTGACCACTCAGGTAAATGACTAATCATTTCGGTACAATATTTTATACCTAATGCTTTAGTCATTTTATATCCGGTTGTTTCATCTGTTTTTTTAGCGATAACTAATTTTTTAGTATCATTTTCATCAGCTAACTTAAGTTTATTACTTGGTGACATAAACTTAACTTTAACAATATCTGATTTTGTTCTTTCTTTATCAATTATACCTCTTATTAAATAAAAATCATATAGTGCATTTGAGATTGATTTCATTGTTGGATTTTTCATACTTGGTTGATTTTCAATAAGCACTACATCTGCTTTTAATAATTCTATTTTTTCACCTAAAATAGTAAATAATTTTAATCTAGTATCGTCAAAATCCAAAGTATTTATATTTTTAATTTTAAATGGTTTTACTTTAAATAAATTTTGTAAATTTTTATATTTAGATTTAGAGTGTGTTGTACAGAAACATTCTTTTGTATTTGTATATTCCATAGAAGATTTTTTATTACAATTTTGTTTTCCTATAAATGAACAAACTGAATTTTTATTTTCACTAAACAATTCTTCGTAATTTTTGATAGGTTCACATTTTTTTGCATGAACTTTACAATAAAAATTATTATTATATATTAATGAAGCTTTTAATCCACAACTACATATTTTAGATTCTCTATCAGTTAAATCAATATTAGCCCATTCTAAAATTTTCCATTTATTATCTTCTTTTGTAAATAAACAATATGCTAAATGAACTATTCCTACATCAAATGATAATATAATCATATATTAATTATATGATTAATTTATCTTTATCTAATTTAGAAGAATCCAATCGCTGTTAATTATTACAATTTTTAATTAAATTTTATCTAATAATAATATAATGATTGCATCAATTTTATATAAAAATAATAAAATAGAATTAAATTATGGATCATCATTTATAGTTTATCCACCAGAAATAATCTGTAATGATGAAATTAATAACATTAATTTTACTGTTGAAAATAATTTTAATTTGATCGCTAAAATTAATAATTTAACAGGTAGTTTAATAATTAATCAACCGCAAAATGATAACAATACTCTAAATATTGGTACTTATGATTTATTAATAAATTGTTGTATTAATTCAATAAATATAAAAACATCAATTTTAATAGTAATTAAACCAAATATTTATTATGAATCAAAAAATTATAATTATGGTAATAATATTTTATTAGAACCTATTATTGATTCAAATAATAATATTTTTGTTTCAGTTTTTAAATTAGATATGACTAATCTAGAATTATCTACTAATCTAGAATTATCTACTAATCTAGAATTATCTACTAATCTAGAATTATCTACTAATCTAGAATTGTCTGCTAATATAGAATCAAAATTAATTATTGATGAAATATCTGGTAAAATTACAAACACTGATTTATTAGATATTGGTTCATATAATTTTAATATTACATATACTGTAAATAATATATCAAATACTTGTATTGTTAATATTATTATAAAACCAATAATTAATTATATTATTGATCAATTAATAATTAATTATGGGACAACCGCAATTTCCGACAAACCCAATATTAATCCACAATCTGGATTATTTAATTTAAATAATCATCCAAACGGTATCATAATTAATGAATATGGACAATTACTTTTTGAAAATGTAAGAGAAGGAAAGTACGAAATTGAAATTAATTATAGTATTAATAATATAAAAACAATATTCATATTTAATTTGACTATAAATCCATTTATTATATATAATCAACCATACGAATTAGAATATGGGGAAATAAATGAATCTGAAATACCAATAGTATCAAATGAAGGTGGTAAATTTTCATCACCAACATTATTGGATTTAAAAGTTGATAAAACTAATGGGATTATAAAAATTATTAATTTAGATGTTGGAATCTATGAAATACCAATTTTTTATTATTTAAATAATACAATTGCTAGTACAATATATAAAATAATTATTAAACCTGTTTTTTATTATCAAATAAATACTATGGAAATTGAATATGGTACCTTTGATAAAAGTATAGAACCAACAATTGCAGCTAAAGGCGGCGAATTTAATCTAATAACTACAAATGATATAACTATTAATAATAATGGTATACTTAATTTTAATTTTTTAGATGTTGATAATTATAATTTAATTATAGAATACAAATTAAATGGAGTAACTGTAACAACATTTTATTATTTAAAAATATATCCCAAAATATATATTTCAGAAAATAACCAAATTATATTTTATGGCGATAAATTAAGACCAATACAAATTTTTGCATCCCCTTTAAAAGGTAAATTTGAAGTTGAAAATCAACCATCTATAACAATAAATACTCAGTTAGATTCTAATATAATTGATTTTAATACTTTTAATAATAATTATAAAGAATCCTATGTCATATTGAATACAATAAATATAAAGTATACATTTAATAATATTTCTAGTACTATTAATTATAATTTTAATATTTTGCCAATATTAAATTATCCTAATAATTTTTTATCAATTATATATCAATCGCAAAGTGATAATAATTCAGATAAACCAGTTTTTACTCCTTGTTTTACACATAATGGTAAATTTAGTTTAGATAACGATTATATGTCAATAGATGGTGAAACAGGAATTATTAATGTTAGTGGAATAACACCGGTTGGATCTTATTTTTTAAAAATTAATTATCATTTACAAAGCGACAATGTTCATGAAATAAGTACAAATTATCAAGTAAATGTTAACCCAATATTTTATTATAAACAATCATGTTTAAATATTATATATTCTGAAAACGATAATAGTGTTTCATGCAATCCTATTATCGAAGGTAATGTAAATTTATTATTTGAATATTCTATTCAAAGCTGTGATATATTAGATATACATAAAATTAGTATCGATAAAATTAGTGGTATTTTAAATATATCAAATAATATTAATGTAGGTACATACAATATAATAATAAAAATATTTAATGAAAAATATTCATTAACTAATAAAACAAATTTTACTATAATAGTTAATAAATTAGAACTAATTCCTAAATTTACGATATTAGATAAAATATATGATGGGACTACCGTCGCAGAAATAACATATGAATGTGATAAACCAATTGTATTTGAATCATATTATGAGGATAGTAATGCAGGTTTTAATAAAACAGTTTATATCAAAAATATAAATATAATATGTGATTTATCTGAAAATTATTTTATAAATGAGAAAATATTTTATCATATTTTATTGGGAAACATTATTAAAAAAAAATTAAATCTAACTTTTAGAGCTACAGATAAAATATATGATGGTAATAAAAATGCAATAGTTGAAATTATTTGTGATAATAATACAATATGTTTAAATTATAAAGCTTTGTTCAAATGTAAAGATGTAAATGACAATGTTCAGATCGATATTACAAATATTCAAATGGATATTACAAATGTTCAAATATATGAAATAAATTATTCAATAGATAATTATTTTTCTAATGTTTATGCTAATATTAAAAAAAAAAAAATTTATGCTTATTTTGAAGCAAAAGATAAATCATATGATGGAAGTACTAATGTAGAAGTAAAATTAATAAAAATACATGGATTAATAGATAATGAACAAATATATTCAATTACTTTTGATTCGCACTTTGAAAATTCCAATGTGGGTGAAAATAAAAAAATAATAATTGATAATATACAAATGAATGGTATAATAAGTGCAAATTATGAATTAGAAATAATTAATATATTTGCAAATATAAATGCAATAGAATTACCATTTAAAATAAGTAATACAAATAAAATATACAATGATAATAATCATTCGAATATACTTTTAGAATCACTTGTTGATAATACTACAATTGTTAGTTATTCAGCTATATATGATGATAATAATATTGGAATTAATAAAAAAATATATGTTACAGATGTGATATTATCTAATAATCAACAAAATAGTGTATGTAATTATTATTTTAAAAATACATTATATAGAGGGAGTATTATTTCAAGATTAATTAATATTAATTTTATATTTTCAGATAAAATATATGATGGTAATACTAATATTTTGTTAGACAATATTAATATGTATTATAGTGATCAACTACAAAGTGATAATAGTACATCATGGACACGTAATATATTTTTAACTTATGATGCATGTTTTTCAAATCCAAATGCTGAACTAAATAAAGATGTAATTTTAAAAAATGTTAAATTAAATGGTTTATCTAAAAATAATTATAAAATAGATAAAATTAATATAAATACACCAAGTATATTAAAAAAAGAATTAGATTTAACAAATAAATTTATTGCAAAAGATAAAATGTATGATAATAATTTAAATGCAATAGTTGAATTAAATTATGATTATAAATTTAAAAAATATATAAGTTATAATGCAAAATACGAAGATATAAATACAGGATTTAATAAAATAATAAATATTACGGATATTGTGCTAAAAGAAGTACATAATAATTATTTTATAAATGATTATAAAATTTTTGGGAATATATTACCAAAATCAATAGTACCAATTATTAGTATTCCTGATAAAGAATATGATGGAAATAATAATATTGAAATACAAATTAATTCAATAAAAGGTATTTATGCAAATGATAATATTTTTATAATAAATTATACAGCAGAATTTTTTGATAATAATATTGGATTTAATAAAAAACTAATAATTAAAAATATAATATTAAGTGGTAAATCAAAAAATAATTATTATTGTTCAGATATAAATTATATTGGTAATATAAAATCAAAAGAATTGAAATTAACTTTTTTTAATTATGAAAAAATATTTGATAATACTAATTTAGTAAGTCATAGTGCAGTAACTGTATCCATAGGGCACGTAAATAAAGACGATGAAGAAATTAAGTTGATAAGTTATAATGCTATTTTTAAAAATAAAAACGTTGGTGATAATATTCCAATAGAAATATCTGATATAGTATTAAGTAATAATAATTATTTTATAAATAATTGCATTGTGTATGGCAATATCAAACCAACATTATTAAAAATTGAATTTACAGGTAGTAATAAAGAATTTGATGGTAATACTAAAATTAACTGTAATTATAATTTTAGTGATAAAATTAGTTTTGAAAGTAATTTTGAAGATATTAATGCGGGTGAAAATAAAAAAATAATAATAACAAATTTAAAAATAGATAATCTTGCATATATATTATTAGATGAATATTATGCATATGGTACTATATTTAAAAAAGAAATATGTTCAAATTATAAAGTACTTTCTAAAATATATGATGGTAATAAAGATCATGTAGTAAATTTATCTGAAATTATGCCTAATCAAGAATTAAAACAAATTTCGGGTACATTTAACGATTGTTTAGTTGGTATTAATAAATCTTTATTCATAAATCGAATAGATTTTGATAATTATTTTATTAAAGAATGTTATATTAAAGGAGATATTGTTAAAAAAAAAATAACATGTGATGCTATAGCAATTGAAAAAATTTATGATGAAAATACAAATTGTGAAATAATATTTGATTCAATTTCAGTTTTAAAATATACAGCTAATTTTGAAGATGCTAATGTTGGAATTAATAAATTAATTTACATATCTAATATTGAACTAATGGATACAAATTTACAATGTAATGATTTTACTATTACCGGAAAAATAAGTCCAAAACCAATAAATTTAAATTATAATCCAATAAATAAAGAATATGATGATAGTAGTATTGTTAATATAGAATTTATAGATAATCCAGTATTAATTATATCATATGATGCTAATTTTGAAAATAAATATATTGGAGAAAATAAAAATATAAAAATAACTAATATTAAATTAGATAGTTCTAATTATATAGCAAATAAGGAATATAATTTTATTGGAAATATAAAAATGAAAAAATTAGAATTAAATTTTGAAATAAATAATAAAATTTATAATAAAGATACTAAAGCCAATATTATATTAAATCAACAACAATATGATATTTATATTGAATCATATGAAGCAAATTATGATGATGAATTAGTAGGTAATGATAAAATTATCAATGTAACAAATATAAAATTGGGAGGATTAAAAAAGAATAATTACTATACAAATCCATCAATTTTACTTAAAGGAAATATAATTCCGATTGAGTTAAATGCTACTTTCCAATGCATTGATAAAATTTACGATGGTAATAATAATGCTTTTATAAATGCTTATTTGCACACTATAAATATACTAGATAACGATATTATAAGTATTAAAAATTATAAATCATATTATGAAAATATAAATATTGGAAATAATAAAAAAGTATTTATAGAAAATATAGAATTATACGGACAAAATGCTAAAAATTATAATGTAAAAAATATAGAAATTATAGGTAATATCACTAACTTGTAGTGATAAAATTGTGTCACCATCCATTCACTCGCTAATATTATATATTATTTTTATAAAAAAATAATATAATATAGTTTAATACATAATTTTATATATGATAAAAAAATCATCCGTAATTAATCTTCCAAATGGTGGTTTTCCACCTATTAAAACATGTAAAGATAAAGATAAAAAAAAAAATATTAAAGAAAGATTATATTTTAATGAACCAGAAATAAGCATTAATAAAATTTTAGAAAATGTTAAACAAAAAATGATTGTAAAACCAAAAAATAATGATGAAATTGTAATAGAAGAAATAACTTCATTATAATTCTAACTTAAATATTATATCGTCAATTATATCTATTACATTTTTACAAGTAAATAATTTTGCAGGTGATAATGCATTACTAGCTATTGTATTATAATTTATTTTAATTTTATCTAATAAATTTTTATTATTTAAAATTAAATTAAATATATCTTTTGCATTAATTTTTAAATTTTGTCTATAATAATCTAATTCTTTAGTATAATAAATATTGGAAGGATCTAGTTTATTAGCAATTTTATAAGCTGTATAAGCTTCACTCTTTTTATTTAAACCTTTATAAGCTGATCCTATTCGACCCCACGAAGTTGAATTTTTTATATTTAATTCAATACTTAATAAACCAAAATGTAAAGCTTTCTCATAATTTTCTAAATATAAATAGCATGCAGTTATATTTGATTTTATAATATCTATTTTTGAATAATTTTTAATTTTCATATATGTATTAATTGCATTTTCGTAATTTTTGTTTTGATATTCAACATTACCTATTTCATGATTTAAACAATTATAATAATCGTTTATTTTAGCAGATTCTTCTGATATGTTATTATTTAATGAACTATCAATTATATCATCTTGAGTCGGTTCATATCCTTTTTTAATTAATAAATTATCTAAACTATTTGATTCATACTCAGAATCTGACTCACTCTCTATTTCAGTTTCTGTTTCAGATTCTGTTTCTTCACTTATATTAAGTTCTGGTCGCTCCTGTGGTAAGTGTATTGTTATATTTTCATTTATCATTTCTATTTCTATATAAATTAATTTTTCTTTATATAATACTTTTTTATAAATTTAATAATTAAATTAAATTTAATTTAATTTAATTTAATTTAATTTAATTTAATTTAATTTAATTTAATAATATTACCAACTGTTAAATTTATCTTGACTATATTTTACATTACTACTACTATAATAATTTGAATCAGTTTTATATTTACTAAGTGCATCTTTAATATTAACATTTTCATTTTCGGTCATATTAACTGATTGTAACTTAAAGGCAGCCTCTATATTTGAAAATTTATTTGTAGTAATTGGTTCATTTTCAAGGTATAAATTATCAAAAGCTACATCTAAATTTGTATAATTATCATTTACATTATAACAAGCAATTTGTTTATCTTCCACTACTGTTATAATATCATTACTAAATAATTTATTATCTTTTTTATTTTCAAATTTGCTATTAAAATCAGAAACATTTGATATTGTTTCTTTAGGAATATTAAAAATTTGTGAATCACGGTCTTGCATCATTTTATTGTAATTACTTAATATATTGCCACTCGATTCAAATGCTTCAGCTTGATGTTTTTTATTTAATTCTTGTATTTTTTGTTCAAAATGTGCTTTTGAATCTTCCTTAGACACTGTTGATACATTCTTTTTTGAAAAATTATTTTTTAAATCCAAAAAAGTATTTTCAGATTTATTTAAATATTCATCATATTTTTTACGAGATTCACTATTAGCTAATACTTGATTTGCAGTAGTTATATGATAATATATTTCTTCTTCTGCTTTATTATTTCTATCAGGATGGAAATTTTTAATTAAATTTCTAAATGCTTTTTTAATTGTATGTTCAGATGTAGTAGGTGAGACACTTAAAATTTCGTATAAATTAAATTTTAAAGAATTAAAATCAATACTTATAGACATTATAATAAAAGTTAATAAATTAATTTTTATTATAGACGAATTTATTCAATAAATTTAATGCTTTTAAACAAATACTTTATCAATTATGTCATCAATATATTCAATTATTTCAACTTTAAAATTATTATCAATCAATGTAGGATATTTTTTAATAATATCGTTAAATTCTATACTATTTTCAAGAGGAATATAGACTAATTCAATACCCGCTTTTTTAGCACCTATTAATTTAAAATCCAATCCACCTATTTTAGTTATTTTACCGGTTAAATCAATTTCACCTGTAATAGCTATATTATTTTTTATAGGTTTATTTAATAATCTAGAAATAAAAGCCAAAGTAAAAGCAGATCCAGCGCTAGGACCGTCCTTTGAGACTGATGCACTTGGTGCATGAACATGAAATCCAGTTTTACAACTAATTTCTATATTTTTATTTGTTACATAATTAATTGCACATGTTAGAGCACAATTTAAACTTTCTTTCATAACATCTCCTTGTTTTCCTGTTATTTTCAGTTCAAAATTAGTTGATGTATAATTATTATATATTTGAATTTGTATAATTCCACCTTCGCCATTAGTTGTAGCATATAAACCATTTATTATACCAACTTTTGATTCAATATTAATTTTAGTAAAATCATTATTCGGCTGTGTTAATATTTTTGTTATTTCTTCAATATTTATTAAATAATTATTCTCATTCATATTATCGGTTAAAATATCCAAATTAATACTTAGAAAGATTTGTTCTATTTTACGTTTTATATCTCTTACTCCAGCTTCATTTGTATAATTATTAATAATATATTCAATAATATCATCACTTAAATTAGTCCATAAAGAATCAATACCAATATTTTTTTTTAATTCAGGAATAATAAAATTTTTAACAATCTCTAATTTATCATTAATATTATAAGGTTTTATTTTAATTTCATTAAATCTATCTAATAAAATAGGATCTATCTTAGTTGAATCATTATAAGAAAAAATCATAATAATTTTATTTAAAGGAAAATCAATACCTTGAAAAAATCTATCTTGAAAAGATTTATTAGTATTAGGATCCGTTAAATGAATTAAAATACTTGTAATTTCATTTATATTACCATGTTTAGTTGTTGTTTTATCAAGTTCATCAAAATATAATATACATCTTTGACTATTCATTTCAACCATTTTTTTTATAATTAAACCAGGTTGAGAACCTGAATATGTATATCCATGTCCATAAAGTAATTCACCGTCATTTTGTCCTCCCAATAATATTTCAGAAAATGGAATATTCAAACTTTCAGCTATACTTTTAGCTAATATCGTTTTTCCTACACCAGGAGGTCCAACTAAGCCAATCGCCTTTCCTGAACTTTCAGGATTAGTTATCCAATTTGCAACAGTTTGTAATAAAATATTTTTTGCATCTAAATGACCATATGTAAAACTATTTAATTTCAATTTAATATTATTTAAATAATTTTTAATTTTTTCTTTACGTACCTTACAACATTCATCATTAAATACATGAGTATCTTCATCAAGCGACCATGGATATTTTAATATATGTTCTACAAAACATTTTTGTTTATAATAATCATTATTTTGAGCTTTCATTTCTTCGATTTTATCCAATGTAATATTTCTAATATTTGGTGGAATATTTTTAATTGTTATTAACTGTTTTTTATAATCAATTGTATTTATACTAATTTTTTTTATTTTTTCAATTTCATTCTTTATATTATCATTTCCTCTATTAATTTTTAATTGCATGTAAAATGGCAATCTTTTAAAAATTAAATTATAAATTTGAGGTGTATTTATTTTTTTTTCCTTGGTTATATTTAATAATAATGAGGCAGTGTCAAAATTATTAGTTGGACATAATAATAAGATAAAAATAACTTCAAACATTTTAACAACTCCATCAGATATAAATTTTTTCATAATATTAACAAAAGATAATTTTTTTAATTGCAAATAAAGATTATATGATTTAATTATATAATCTATATATTCTTTTAATTTCATACAATAAATATTACCTATATAATCATAACGTATTAATCTTTTAATAAAAAGTTCATCTATATTATTTGGATGAGTAATATTTTTTATTTCATTAAGAATTGTCATTTTTTTATTAAATAAAATATTATAATTTATTTCACATGATTTATTAATATTATTCAAAATATCAATTTTAAATAATCCTTCAATCTTAATATAATTACATTTAGTTGGTATCTTATCAAAAGTATTTTTTATCCATAATTCACGTGTTAAGCCTAATACATCATCATCTTTGAATATTTTAGGTATTCTCCAATAATAATCATCCTCCTTATTATCTACATTAAAATAATTTATTGATATTGGAATAAATACTTTATCAAGTTCAATTAATAATTCATTAATCTTATTTTGTGGCGCATTGTATGCTATAATATTTATCATATCCATTAATGAGGTATAACCAACTTCTTTAATGATATCTTTTATTTCATTTATTTCATTATTAAATGGTAAATTATTAAAGTGTAAAAAAGGTTTTATTATTTCAAATAATTTTTCATTTTTAATATTTTTAAAATTTTCAAGTATCAAATTAAAATTTTCATTTAGTGGTAATACCAAAAATTTATCAATTGCTGTATTGTAAATATTATTTATATTTTTATTGATATTGTAAATACTACTTAATAAAATATTTTTTTTAATATTATCTATTAGATATGAATTATCCAAATTTGTTATATGATCTGATAAATTAAATATATATTGATTAATTAGCATGTATCTATATTTTAAAATATATAATTTCAAATAAATAATTTTTTCCATTAATAATAATTAGACTTTTAAAATAAAATTTTTCGTTTATTTCTGCGTTAAATTATTAAATTATTAATTATATTCAAAAAGGGTTTAAAAGAGAAATAGACGTATTTAAAAATCAGAGTGTGTTTGATTTAAAAAAATAATATTATATAATATTATATAATGCCTGTTAAAAAAGCTAGAATCTCAAAAACCGAATCTGTAGAAACCGTATCCGTTTCTGCACCTGAAACTAAAACTACGACTGTAGAACTTTCAAATACTGAACAAGTTGCCGGTGGTAAAAAGAAAGCCGCCGCTAAACCTGCTGCTAAAAAAGAAGTTATGAAAGTAGATGAAGTAAAAGAAACCAAAGAAGTCAAAGTTGCGCCCAAAAAGAAGGCTGTTGCTAAAAAGGCTGATGGTGTAGTCAAAGCTAAGAAAGCTGTTAAGAAAGTAGCCAAGGAAGAATCCAAGGATGACCAAGAAGCTGAAGAGGAAGATACTAAAACTAGATCTTTCAAAGTTCAACTTCCTGGTGATGAAGATTTCACTGGTCGTTTTACAGGACTTACCCCTTATCAAGCAGCAAACAAAGCTCTATCCAAATATTTTAGAAGTAATGAAAATAAGGATGTGTCTGATGCAAACCAAATTAATTTCTCTATTAAGGAATCTACTAGAGGTTCCAAGAGACAAGTTTATGCTTACAAGGGCAACAGACTCAAGCTTGAGGTTCCTATTTCATATACTATTAAATCTCTAACTGGTGAGGAAAGAGTAATTGTTAAGCAATACAAGAACCAACTTATTAAAATCAAGAAGAACGTAAAGGTTGAGTCTGCTCCTGCTGTTCTAGCTTAAATTATATATTAAAAAATACTAATTGTAAATAAATAAAAATAAAAATTTTTATTTATTTTGAATTAAATCGTGTTCTTGTAGATAATAATGTAATTACAAGAGGATAAGGATTTATTATTATTAATAATATTTTTGATGAAAAATGTCGTCAATTAATAGTGAATACTTTTTTAGAGGATGCGCGAAATAATAAAAATTTAAAGATAAAAATTTACAATTTTATTCAAACAAAAAATTTTTACATAAATTATCAAATATTATTGGAGAAAAATTATATCCAGTAAATTCACTTGATTTACAAAGATGTTGGTTAAGATATTATTTTGAAGGTATGAAAGCACAATATTATGAAAATTACCACTACGATATTAAAAGATATAATTCCACTGTAAACAATATCGTTTGGTTATACCTGTTTATGATTCAAGTGATTCTAAATTTACAATAGATAATTACGGTGAATTTCCGTTTGAACATTAATACATTTTATTTACCTGTTTCATTTGTAAATATTTAGACAGCCGATACATAAAACTTGATATTTCTTGACCAGCCGCGGAGCGGTGGCAGTGTCAAATCTTTTAATTTACTAATAAATATTAATTATATTTATTAATTATATTTTTTAATTTTAAATATTTATTCTTATATTTTAAATATTTATTTTTTATAGAGTGTGTATCGTTATCGTATTGTTGTAACAATTGTAAAAATGTTTTCGTCTCATTGAATTTTATGTTTTTACCATTTAATTGATAAATAATATTTCGATATCCAGCTGGTGGACATACTTCACTATTTATTCGTGGATAATTACAATTTTCTATAATAGGAGGTATCACAATTTGATTTATTGAATAATTATCTGCAAATTTATGATCAAAATAAATTAAATTTCGCTCTCCAAATTTTGGATTATTATTAAAATCGGCTGTTTTACTTACATAATTATTATTTTTAACTAAAATATCTTTAATCGAATTTAAATCAATCAAATATATATTTCTAAATTCAATATTAGATTCAATATTAAGTTCAATATCACCTAAAGCAGTATAAAAAGCAGTATTCCATTCATTCCATGTACATTTTTTTTTGACAAACATTTTGTTATTTACTTCAATGATTTTATCACTTAAAATTATTTTACCATCATGTCTACTAATAAAATAATTTTGAATTAAATTAGTAATTTCTGAAATTTTTAAAAATTCGTTGAAAACTCTTTTATTAAGAATAAATGGTATAATAAATCTATAATAAAATAAATTTTGTTTTTCACTTATTGATTGTTCTAACGACTTCATAAACGAAGTTTTTATTTTTAAAATCTGTTCGCCACTATATGAACAATCATCACAAAAATATAAATATATATTTTTATTAATTTCTATTTGTAAATCAGTTATTTTATTAAAAATTAAATTTTTAATATCATCATTAATAACATTTCCAGTTAAATCAATTATATAATCGTATTGTAAATATTGACCTGCAATATTTGTTACATAAAAACTAGATTTATTATAATATGTTAATGCACCAGTACTACTACCCATATGTGGAATGTAAACTAATATGTATACATCATTTTCTTTTTTTACTTCATTATATTTATCACATAATTCTTTAATTAAATTATTAAATTCATCATTACTAACATGTTTTACATGATTAACTAAATCAGTTATTATTGTTTTTTCTGATTCATCTACAAATGAATTAATAAAATTTTGTTTTTTAGCTTCACTAATAGGATAACTACCAATTTGATTATGAATATCTTTATTACTATCTATAAATTTTTTTATTAGTAATGTTTCATTAATTGAACTTTCTACAAAATTACTCATATAATATATTATAGAAAAAAAATTTAATTCAACAATAAATTTTCTAATATATTTATTTTTTCGCACCAATCTATATCTATATCATCACTATCTAACAATGGAATCGTTTCATTAATTAAATTTTCTAATTCAATTAATTTATCAACTGGTAAAGCTATATTATTCATTTCTAATTCTGTTTTAATATATAATGATAAATTTTTATATTGTTCTTTAAAATCATCTGCAATATTTTCAAAATTGTCAATATATTCTAATTTATCTGTTAAATATTCAAAAGATAAATTACTAATTGTTAAATCTTCTAAAATAGGATTTAAAATTTCATCCCAATCCGGATTTTTATTTAATAATATATTAATTTTATTAATTAATTCATCTTTTAAAATTAATATGTCTATAGTTTGTAAATTGTTATTATCTTCTTCTTCTGCTTCAACTTCTTGTTTATTAGTTAAACCAAAAAATTTTTCATCTAATTCTTTTAATAAATTTAATAATTCTGTATTATTTGCAGTTTCCATTTGGTTTTCTATATTTAATAAATCTTCGCATAATTTTTGTTTTTGATCAGAAGAAATTAATTCATTTAAATTTAAATTATGTAATGCTATTTCTATTTTTGCATCTAATTGATAAACTCTACTCTTTTTTATCATTTCATCTTCATCAATTTGTTGATTTTTTTCAGCTAATTCTATAATTGAATTAATTTCAATATCATTTAATTTATTAATATTTTTTATTAAGATACTCTTTTCAATACCTGATTTTTTATCAGTTACAATTACATTTATTATCCCATTTAAATCAACTTTAAAACAAATATCAATAATAGGTGTACTTAGTGCAGTTATGCTATCAAATATAAATTCACCAATAAATGTATTTTTATTTGCAACTTGTCTTTCTCCTTGATAAATTTTAATTGTTACTGAAGTTTCACCTGGAATATCTATTGTGTATTTTTGACTTCTTTTTATTGGTAATGGTGTGTTTTTAGGAATTATAATTGAAAAATTACCATCTACAGTTTCAACACCTAATGATAAAGGTAAAACATCAATCAATATTACATTTTCATTTGATTTAAATATATTTTCTATAATTGCACCATATAAGGCTGCACCTTCTGATACGACACTATCTAATTTATTGTGTATCCATGGTTTAATTTTAAATATATTATAAATTATTTTTTGTAATATTGGAATTTTACTAGAATTACCAACTAAAATAATATAATCTATTTTATAATCTTTAATACTATTTAATAATTCCTCGATTCTATTAATTAAATGATTTATTATTTTTTCAAATTTAGTTTTTGATAAAACTATACTGAATTGATCACATTTTATTTCATAACTATCCAAAAATGATAATTTTTCTTTAGCTTTATTACATGCAAACCATAATTGATTTTTGCATTCTACATTTGGATTTTTATGAACTATATAATTATATATTAAATCTGTAAAATCATTACCGCCTAAATCATTTATACCAATACTGTATTCAACCTGAAAAAAGGTTTGATCTTTAATTAAGATTGTTAAATCAAAAGTACCTCCTCCTAGATCAAGAACTAATATTTTTTCTTCATCGTCTTCATTATCTTTTGTTTGTTGATATAAACCATATGCAAGTGCGGCAGCAGATGGTTCATTTATAATTCTTAATACATTAAAACCTGTCATTATAAAACAATCTTTAATTATTTCTCTTTGTATATCATTAAAATTAGATGGTACTGTAATAACTGATTTTAATTCAGTTATAGGAAATGTTTTATTAATTATTTTTTTTATATGTGTAAAGAAAATACATAAAAGATCTCTCAAAGTTAATTCCTTATCTTTAAATTGTATAGGAGTAAATTCTGTTCCTATTAACGTTTTAAAATTATACAGTAAATTTTTAGTATTTAACGGTATATAATTACCACAATAAATATTATCTTCAGTAATGCCAATTTTAGATGGTATACTTTTAAATATACCGTCTGATAAAATATGACTTTTATTATTTTGAAAATATGATATAACGGTATTACTTGATCCAAAATCAATTCCAAAAAGATGTATCATTAGATTATTTTATAAAAAATAATTTAATTTAACGCAAAAAATTTATTTTATTATTAATATAATTTCCGATATGATTATTAGCCTTACCATCTAATGTATCATAAACCTCATTAGTTTTTGAATTTAATAAATATTCATTATTTTTATAAATTAGAATTTCTAACTTTTTTTTCTTTTTCTTTATAGGTTCTGACTCTATTTTAAGTTCCAATTTAGGTTCCAATTTAGGTTCCAATTTAGGTTCCAATTTAGGTTCCAATTTAGGTTCCAATTTAGGTTCCAATTTAGGTTCTAGTTTAGGTTCTAGTTTAGGTTCCAATTTAGGTTCTAGTTTAGGTTCTAGTTTAGGTTCTAATATATTACGTGTTTGTAGGACACTGTCGCCTTGAAAACAAGTTTTCAAATCCGGTTGATATTTTTTAATTAATAAATCCATTTTTTTTTCTAAAATTACAATATGATTTTCTTTTTCTTTTATTTGTTTGTTAAAATTAGTAATAATTGAAAATTTACTTAAATTTTCCATATCTGATGTTAAATTTTGATTTTTAGTTTCCAAGTTAACTAATTGTTCTTTTAATTGATCATTCTGATTTTTTAAATCAATAAGATATTTAATAATTTCATTTAAATCCATATCATTAGTACTTTATTATTGTTTAAATATTTTTATATATTTAATATTTGATTCGTTATATCATTCGCTTCAATTAAACTATTATCTAATAAAAATTGTACTTGTGAAGGATTCATTTTTGGTAATATTGTTTGAATTTTAGTTGAATCATTTGCAATATAACTTAATTGAGATTCTGACAAATTTTGAACAACTGAAATCATATCATCGTCACTTAATTGTAATGTTACATCACTAAATAAAAGTGTATCCACATCCTCGTCTGATAAAAATAATGTTTGATTTGAAATAGTTAAAACTTCATTAATCTTTCCAATATCGTTTTTAATTACACCTATTTGTCTGGCAGTGATAGAACTAATAATAATATTTATTTGATCGTCTGTTAAAGGTACTGTTACAGTTTCAAATAATAATTTTTTTAATTGGTCATCAGATAAATTTTGAATTAAACTTAATTCAGATAATGCATCTATAATTATAGATAATTTAGCTGCAGTTAAATTATGAAGTTGATCATTTGTAATATTATATAAAAATTTATAAACTTGATCATCAGATAGATTATTATTTTTAGAAAATAATATTGTATCTATTTGTACATCTGTAAATGCTGCATATTGTACAGGAGTAAAATAATATATTATATATTTTAAATCATTTGTTGTCATTGTGTTGATTTGATCAGCATCTAAATATTGTATTAAATCACTATATTGGGCTTTAGTTAAAATAGGTGTGTCATTATTAAATAAATAATTTAATTGTATATTTGATAAACCAGCTATTTGTGCATGTAATAAATAAAATATTATATTATAAATCATATTAGGTTTTATATTTTTTATTTGTGTATTTGATAATTTTTGAATAAATGAAATTATTTGTTTTTTTGTAAGTATTTGTTGCGAACTCATAATTTGATTTAATAATGTATCTACTTGAGAACTAGACAAATATACTATTTGGTCTGTTGTTAATAAGAAAAGTTTACTTTGTAATTGGGATGATGACAAGCCTTGAATATGTGACGATATTAAATAGTTTATTTGAGTTGATGACAAATTTGTAAAAATATATTGAACTTGAATTGATGTTAGTGATTGAATTTGTGTTTGTGTTAAATTTTGAATTAAATTTGATATTTGTATAGGTGTTAAATATTGAGAAAATGTGGATTGAGTAAAAATTAATGCATTTAATTGAATACTTGATAAATATCCTATTTGTTTTGGTAATAAGCTATTTATTATAGATTGTAATAAAGTTATACTCAATCCTTGTATTTGATTTGTTAACAAAATTTGAATTTGGTTTACAGATAACAACGATATAATATTTTGTATAAATGATGCTTCCAAACTTTGAATTTGACTATTTGTTAAACCTTGAATTTGTTTAATTGTCATATATTGTAAAATCGTTTTTATTTGAGTTAAATTTAAAGCACTCATTTGATTTGGTGATAGAATTTGAACTATCGCACTTATTTGATCAGGTGTTATTTGCATCGAATTTGAAGAGGGTGTAAATAACATTAATTGTATTTGATTTAAAGATAGATATTGTATTTGTTGCACTGTTAATGAAGTTAATAAGACTAAAATATCATTAGTTGTAAATGTTTGTATTTGTGCTTGTGACAAATATGTAATTTGTATTGGTGTAATTAGTTTGGTTATCATACTTATTTCTGAATATTTTAATTGTTGAATTTGTGATTGTGTTAAAACATTAATAATAGTTATTAATTGTTGTAATGCACTTTGTTTTTGACTAAATATCGCATATCTTATTTGATTAATATTTAAATTTTGTATTTGAACAGTAGACATGAAACTAATAACTTGTTTAATTTGATTATTTGAAAAACTATTCAATTGTGATTGAGATAATTGTTGAATAATATTTTGTATTTGATTAGATTGTAAATTTTGTGAAACTGATGGATATGCTGCAAGAGGTTGTGTAGATTGATTATTTGATGATAATTGCAACAATATTACAAGTTGTGCATAACTTAAAGTTTGCATTAAACTTTGATTTAATATTTTACTAATTTGTAATATTTGTACATTTGTTAATTTTGGTATTAATTGTTGTTGCTGTAATTGAGTTAAAGCTGAGAATTGATTAACTGATAATGATGTTATAATTGTATTTTGTTGTGCTATAGTAATTCCTGTTCCAAAAAGGAATGTTTGTAATTGACTATTAGAAAAAAATGTAATTTGTAATGAAGTTAAATTATTTAATATTAATGAAATATTTTGTGTAGTTAACATTCTGATTTGATCTTGAGTTAAATATCCAATTTGTATATTTGATAACGAATTTAATATTTTTTGCAAATCTTGAATTCCAAATGATACTAATTGATAACTTGTTATAGATTGAATTTGACTTTTTGAAAATATTGAATATACACTTATTAACTGTTGGATTGTAAAATAAGGTATTAAAGTATTAATTTCATTACTTGTTAGTGTTATTTTAGTTGTATTTTTAAGTATAGCTTGTAAATTTATAATACTTACATTTTGAATAAATGTTACTAAATCTGAATTTACAGAACTATTAGGTACAATAACTGTTAATAATGATTTAATTTGATTAATTATATCACCCACTGTTAATGGGATGCTTGACATTGGCGGTGTTAAACTTGATATATTTAAAGGAGCCATACTTGACATATATAAGGGCATACTTGATAAAGCTAAATTACTGACAGCAGATTGTAGTATAGTTTGTTGTTCAGATTGTAGTATAGTTTGTTGTTCAGATTGTAGTATAGTTTGTTGTTCAGATTGTAGTATAGTTTGTTGTTCAGATTGCAGTATAGGTTGTTGTTCAGGTTGTTTTTCAGGTTGTTGTTCAGGTTGTTTTTCAGGTTGTTTTTCAGGTTGTTGTTCAGGTTGTTGTTCAGGTTGTTGTTCAGGTTGTATCGACGCTATTTTAGCAATACTCACTAGTTTTACAGTGACTGGTTTTGCGGCAACTATTGGTTTTGCAACTGCAGGTTTTGCAGCAACTACTGGTTTTGCAGCTACTGTAGGTTTTACAGGTTTTGCGGCTACTGCAGATTTTGCAGCTGTAGGTTTTGCAGCTGTAGGTTTTGCAGCTGTAGGTTTTGCAAAATGTTCAATGTTTTTATGTTTTTCTTGGCTACTTTGTAACTGATTATTCATATTTTTAAATAAAATACAAATTATTAAAGAAAATAATAAAAATATTAATAGATAATTATTCATATATATTAATATTTATGAGAAAATTTATAATTTATAATTAAAAAGCGTGTTACGCCACACTTTTATTGTCTAATAGATGATCTTATATTATTTTTTAATTTCGTATTAAGTGTTTAATTTTCTATTTTTAAGTGTTTAATTTTCTATTTTTAAGTGTTTAATTTCATATTTTTCGTCACCATATACATTTATTTCATTTGGATTTTCATCAGGTTCACCATCATCTAAACAATATGATAAAAATTGATTCCATGTTTTCTGAGTACCTAAATTATAATGTTCGTTACCTATCTTTAATTGATCAGGAATATCTTTTAGATAACCAAATCTCCAATATAATCTTAATCTAGATAAATATTCACAGGCAGCTTGGTCTGGATTTTCCCAGAAAGTTGGTCTATAACTTCTATCAAAACTTGTGAAACAAATTGGTAATTTTGGTGCATAACAATACCACCCATTCGTGTACATTCTAGCCCATATATCCATTTCTTCGCCGAAGAATAAATGAGGAGTATATGGATCATATGGTGCATCATGTAATAAATTACTTTTTGAGAATGAAAAACATGCACCCCATCCTCGTGCTACTGCAGGTTTTTCTAATTTATCTACAAATTCTGAATTAACTCTAAAAAATCCATCAAACTCAGATGTTTCTTTGTTAACAATAAATAAACCGCCTCTTAATTGATTGTGTTCATCAGGTATTCCAACTTGTAAATTAAAATTAGAAGGATAATTAGTTAAACATGATTTTTCAGGTAAACTTTCAATATCATCAATACATTTTTGATCCCAATTATCAACAAAACGCATATGAGAATCGATTTGTAAAAAATATTCTTCACCTCTCCATTCTTGTTGTATTAGATATCTTGCCCAACAAGGACCTCTTGCCTCTTTATCAGTTAATCTTAAAATTTTAACGTTAATATTTTTTTCATTTACGTACTCTTTTATACAGTCTACATCATTTGGATCATTCTGTTGACATATACAAATAACTAATTTTTCAGGATTTTTAGCTTTTTCAATCATATCGATAACAGTAGGAGGACATTGTTTATCACGATAAGAAGCAACAGAACAAAATATTAATCCATTTTTTAATAAAGGAATAGATTTTAAATTTATTGTTTTTATTGGTTCAAAATATTTATCCATATAAATTTTATAAGTATCATAATTAAATTCTTTTATTTTTTTTTCAGCGTAATCTGCAATTTTTATTTTAGTTTCATCAAATGGTTCTAATAAATTATCTCTATAAATTAGCCAAAAAATTATAACTAATAATATAATAATTCCAAGTAAAACTATATTCATTATAATATTTTAGAAAATATTTATATAAAAAAATTGCTTTTTTAATTATTTATATATTTACTATAATAATAATAATAAATGGATAATCAAACAATTGAACAAATGGTAACAGAATCACAAAATAGATACAATAAACGATTAATATTTATAAAAAGATGTAATGAAAAAAAGTATACATTAAAAGAATCTATCGTATTATCAAAATTTTGGTATAATATTACATTTAATAAATGTAAATATAATAAAGAAATATATGAAAAAATTAAAAAAATACAGAATTAATATTTTGCCAAGTTATTGTTTGGATCATTTTGTCTAATTAAATTTCTTTGATTAAATAATTTTGGTCTTGAAATTGGTACTTGCCATTTATCATTAAAAAATGTTTTAGAATTATCACTATTTAATGCATCCTTTTTATATGTAAATTTACTATAATCAGGTGTCATATATAATTGTTTATTATAAGTTTTTTTATTTTCTAAATAATTTAAAATTGTTTTTTTATCAATACCACCTGTCTCAATTTTATATCTAATATTATTTACTTCAAGATCGGTAATTATTTGATTTTTAAATAATTCATCTAATAATTTATTTATATTTAAAATTACTGGATCAATAATAATTTTAGGTTTATTATCAGCTATATTTTTAGGTTCAGATTTATAAGGTTGGTCTGACTTATAAGGTTGGTCTGACTTATAAGGTTGGTCTGATTTAGAAGATTGTTCTGAATTATCTATTATTGTGGAACCCGATTTTAATAAATTACTTATTTGTTCAGGTAATAAATTAATTTTTTTTTCTAATTCTGATAATTTATTTTGTAATAATAAAACATCATTATTAGACATATTGTTTTCGTGAATATCTTCTGGAATATATTTTGGAATAATTTTTTCTATTTCAATCAGTGGTGTAGCGTCTGATGTTTGTTCTGGTTCATCATTGTATTTAGATATAATGGATAATTTATTTTTAGCTAGATACATTGCATCTTGTGATTGATCTTGATCTTGATAATTTTTTATATTAGATTGATTTGAAACATTTACAGATTGATTTGAAACATTTACAGATTGATTTGAAACATTGTCATCAAAAGCTTGACTAGATTGATTTGTAGATGATATTAATTTATATTTATCTCCATTTTTACCACTTGCATTAGAAAGTGTTGGATAATTATAAATATCTTTACCTATAATAGGTGGTTTAGTAGATTTATTATATTTTAATATACTTTTAACATTATCAAGTTCAATATCTCGATTTAAATTAACAAAATTAAATAAATTTTCAGTAGCAAATCGTGGATTATATTTATCGGTTATAATGCCGTTTTCTTTAAATATATTATTTATTTGTTCTGTACTATATTTGATTTTAAAATAATCAACAAGTTCTTCATACATTTCTCTAGTTTTATTAGTGGAATTATTTAATAAATTAGTAATTTTTTCTATTTTATTATAATTTGATAAAGATAAGTCAATATTATTTAAATTAATATTGCTAAATGTCTTATTAAAAAAATTTCTAATTTTAATATCATTCTCGAAAGGCTTATTAACGATGACACGGACGCCACTGATACCACTATTAGAAGTATCGGGTGCACTATCTGCGATATTCATTATAAATATATTAGAAATTAATTTTTTTTATTAAACATAATAATTAAAATTAATATAACGAAAATTAAAATTAAATTTAATATGTACATATAAAATAATAATGAAACATACGGATATATTTTTTGTGAAAATTTAGAGAAGATAGGACCTAAAATTCCAATCTCAATTATTTGTTGATTTTCTACTTTTTGTATTTCAATAATAAATTTATTTATTAAATCTTTTGTTATTTTTTCTATCATATTATTTTAGACTTGAAAATTTTTAGTAAAAAAACTTATAAAAAAAATTGAATTGTATTCTTCATATAAAGCTTTCTCATATATATCAATAAGAAATGTCAATAGATCCAAAATTTTATAGCGAGGATATTAAAACCATTAAAGCAATTGAGTTTAATATTTTTACGAATAAAGAAATTAAAAGATATTCAGCTGTTAGTAATGACCCTTTTGGTATAAATATTCCTGAATCATATGATGGACATGAACCAAAAAAAGGTGGTTTAGTTGATCTACGATTAGGTACATGTGATATATATTTAAATTGTACAACTTGTGGATTAAATCATAATGATTGTCCTGGTCATTTTGGACATACTGAATTAGCTGAACCTGTATTTCATTACGGGTTTTTATTACATTTAAAATCAGTATTACAATGTATTTGTTTACAATGTTCTAAATTATTAGTAGAAAAAACAGATAAACTATTTTTAAAAGTATTAAATAAAAAATCTGAAGCTAGATTTATTGAAATTAAAGAATTAACTAAAAATGTAAATTATTGTTTCAGTTGTGGAACACCTGTTGGTAAAATTAAAAAAGAAATTAAAGAAAGTTCATCATCTATTAAATTAATATTGGAAAGAGAAATTCCTTATCAAAATGTAGATGAAAAAACAGGAGACATTACTGAATCAATTAAAAAATTAATAAGAGTATTGACACCAAAAGATTGTTATAATATTTTAAAAAATTTAGCAGATAATGATTGTTTTTTATTAGGTTTTAATCCCAAAGTTTCAAGACCTGAAGATTTAATTATTGAAAAATTTCCAATTCCACCAGTGATTATTAGACCTACAGCCAAAATTGATTTTATGCAATCCTCTACAATGGAAGATTCGCTAACTTTAAAAATATCTGATATTATTGTTAGTAATAAAAGAGTAAGATCACAATTAGAAAAAGAAACTGTTACTAATGAATTATCTACATATCCTCAAGATATAAGTACCTTGTTACAATATCATATTGCAACTTATTTTGATAATGAGTCAATATCTTTACCTAGATCTGAATTTAAAACTGGTGGTAAACCAACTAAATCTATATCTGAAAGAATTAAAGGAAAAACTGGTCGTATTAGAAGTAACTTAAACGGTAAACGTGTTGATTTTTCAGCACGTTCGGTAATTACATCAGATCCTTATATTAATATTGATGAAGTGGGTATTCCAAAGAAAATAGCTATTGAATTAACCATACCTGAAGAAGTTACACCTCATAATATTAAACAATTAACTGAATTAGTAAAAAATGGTAGAGATATTTACCCTGGTGCGAATATAGTATTTAAAAAAATATTTAGAGACGGTAAAGTAGAAATACAAAAAATTGATCTTAAATATAGAAAAAAAGTAATTAAATTAAATTATGGTGATATTGTCGAACGTCATTCTGTAAATGGAGATTATGTATTATTTAATCGTCAACCTACATTGCATAAACCATCCATGATGGGACATAAGTTGCATGTACTTGATAGAGATGATGCGTTCACATTTAGAGTTAATGTTTCGGCATGCAAGCCATATAATGCAGATTTCGATAAACAAACACTGTCGAAAACAGGAGGCGTGAAAAGCGTGATACCTCCTAGTTCTTTACGCATTTGATGCAAAAGAGCGAAACACCTTGTTGCGGGAAACTCGTAAAGCACATTGGCGATAATACCGCCATTTTATTCCAGCCTTAATGTTGGAATAAAATCTACTAAGTTTAATTAGAAATAATTAAATGGCTTCGGATAATACTCGAAGATATAGTAATAATGAATGTGATGTTTTTTAAATTTTTTAAATTTAAAAATAAATTGACAATCCGCAGTGTTACTACCTAAAATCGTTATAACAAGATTATGGTAGGCATTCAGAGACTGAACGGGTGTTGGTCATTAATGATAGGTTAGTTACCTTGAAATGGCTTAAGATACAGTCCACCCTTATATGAAAGTATAAGGATTCATCTGGGTGATGAAATGAATATACATATTGCTCAATCCGAACAAGCACGTAATGAATTAAAAAGATTAGCAAATGTTAAATTACAAATTATTGGATGTAAAGATTCTAATCCACTTATCGGATGCGTACAGGATACTGTTGCAGGTGCATACATGTTAACATTACCAGACAATGTATATATGACCGGTACAGAAGCATCAAATTTATTATGTAATACAACATCAGAAACTAAATTTAATATTGATAAGAACAAAAGATATAATGGACATGAGATTTTTTCACATATTATACCAAAAGGTATTAATATTACAAAAATAAAAGATGGTAAAATTGAATTAGAAATCGTAGATGGCGAATTGATATCAGGTAAATTAAATAAATCATCATTGTCAATGGTTAAAAATTCTATTATTCATTTTATTTGGGATAAATATGGACCAAATAAAACAAGAAAGTTTATTGATGATTCTCAAAGATTAATTTTAAATTTCTTAATGTCTAAAGGATTAACTTTTAGTTTTGGTGATTGTTATGTACAAAATGATGAAGTTGAAGATCAAATTAATAAATTAATAAGTAATAAAATATTAGAATACAATATATCTTTAACACAATATGAAAATGATACTGATCAATTAGACGCAAGTGTTGTTGAAAAGTTATTAGCTGCAGACTTGAATAATTTTGCAACAGATATTGGTCAAATTTTGTCAAAATTTTTAGATAATACAAACAATCTATTTTTATTAATTGATGGTCAATCAGGTGCTAAAGGTAGTTTAATGAACTTGCAACATATTATGGGTTGTCTTGGTCAACGATCGGTAGAAGGTCAACGAATTAAAAAGAGAATTGAAAATAGATGTTTACCAATTTTCCATAGAGATGATGATACACCTGAAGCTAGAGGCTTTATTAAATCATCATTTAGTAAGGGATTGGATGATTACGAATATTTTTATGACGCGATGGCTTCACGAGAGGGTTTGATTGATACTGCTATTAAATCTGTAACATGGGAAACACCAATTATTATTATTGAAAATGGAGAACCTAAATATACTGAAATCGGTAAATGGATTGATAATTTATTAGATAATAATAAAGAAAAAATACAACATTCAGAAGAAAGACAAATGGAATTACTTGATACAAATAATATTTATATTCCAACAACTGATTATAAAGGTAATGTAACATGGGGTTCAGTATCAGCGGTTACTCGTCATGATCCTGGAACAGAATTATATGAAATTAAAACTAATGGTGGACGAAGTGTTATTGTTACTGAATCCAAATCATTACTTGTTTGGAATAATAAAACTGGTGAATTTAAAGAAATGCTAACACCTGATATTAAAGTGGGTGATTGTGTTCCTGTAACAGCTGAATTAACGGAACCTCCTGTTTTATTAAATTATAAGGATTATAATTTACAGAATATATTAACTGATTTAGAAAATGATTGTTTTCCGGATAATTTATATATTGCTCCTAAAGAATTTATTAAAGATATACTTCAAGTATATTTTTCTAAATTCGCTAATATTGAAAATGAATGTATTAGTATTAAATTAAAAAATAAAAAATTATCCAATGGAATTTCAATGTTATGTTCTAGATTCGGTATTTATGGATCTATTAATAACAATATATTTAAAATAAGTGATGAGTATGATATTAAATTTCGTGAACATATATTTTCAAACGCGATGCATGATATTGCACATCGGGCTAATTTTAAAACTTTAAATAATGTTGTACTTGATGAAATTGTAGAAATTAACTTGATTGACGTAAGCCGTCATCCTAAAGTTTATGATCTTACTATTCCGTCAACTTTCAATTTTGGTCTAGCAAATGGACTGCAAGTTAGAGATACGGCGAAAACTGGTTATATCCAACGTCAAATTATTAAAGCATTAGAAGACATTTCGATTAAATATGATAATACTAATAGAAATTCTAAAAATATTATTATTCAATATATTTATGGTGAAAATGGAATTGAACAATCATCACAAACACAATTAACAATATCTATGATTGAAATGAACAATGAACAAATTACATCAAACTTTGGATTTGATAAAAATGAATTGAAGAAATTGGGTAAAAAATATAAAAATTTAGAAAAGTTTAATAAAAAGTATATTGAAAAAATAAAAAATTATCGTGATGAGTTAAGACGAATTCAAACAATTGCAACATTTAATACGAGAACGTTGGAATCTAAATATATGTTACCTGTTAACTTGTTTAGATTAACTCAAGATTATACTAATAAAAATAAAAAAGAAACTTTCGATTTATCCCCTGAAGAAATTGATGAAAGTATTAATGAATTATTAAATAGTAAAAGTATGAGATTAATAACCGGTTTAAAAGACGAACATCCGAATCTTTTAAATGATGATAGAGCTATTAAATATTTACTAGAAATTGCAATTCATGATTATATATGCCCTAAAAAATGTATTTTTAAATATGGTTTAGATAAAAAAGATTTTCATAATTTATTAACTGATATTAAAAATAGTTTTATTAAAGCTTTGGTACAACCTGGTGAAATGGTTGGAATCATCGCAGCACAATCGATCGGCGAACCCACCTCACAAATGTCGATGTGTTTCCATCAGAAAAATAAATTAATTATTAAAAACAAAAAAACAAATAAAATATCCATGATTTCACCCGAAATAGGTGAATTTTGCGATAAAATTATAAAGAATAATCCAGACGTAACTTGTGGCACCGGTCATGTTAACAGTGTGGAAACTGAGCTTGATACTTTAGAAAACGAATATTATATTATTGGTGTAGATGCGCAAGAGAAAACACATTGGAATAAAATATCACATGTAAGTCGTCACCCCGTAAATGGTGATATGATGAAAGTAACAACAAAAAGCGGAAGAATTGTCCATACCACAACCAGTCATTCACATTTGATTCGTAAAGATCAAACTGTAGTACCAATCGTAGGTGCAGACATGACAGTTGGAATGCGTATTCCTGTAGCAAAACATATTGATAACACTTTCATTAAAGATTATGTTAAAATTGATAAAATTAAATATGATTTAGATTATTCGTTTGGATGGTTTATGGGCGCTTACTTAGCTGAAGGATCATTTAATGGTAATGTAATAAGTATATCAAATATTTCAGAACACTTTATTAATAATACTACTGAATTTGCTAAAAGATTTAATAAAAAAACTAATGTAAGAAATTATCAAGGTGAATATGGTCCATCTACTTCAACAAGTTTCAACTGCAAAGAACTAAAAACATTTATATTAGATACATGTGGAACTGGATCATTTGTAAAATGTGTACCTGACTTTGCATTTACGGCTCCAAATGAATTTAAGGCTGGTCTTATCCAAGCCTACGTAGATGGCGATGGTAATTTCCAAGCAGATGAAACAAGAAATCAAATTCGTGTATGTAGTCGTAGTGAACAACTAATTAAAGACATTGCATTACTATTAAGTTATTTTGACATGTTTGGATCTATCAAGCCACAATTTGTTAAAGGTTCGAACATTTACAACTTGGCAATGTCAGCAAGATATAGTGTTCTATATAAGGAACATATTGGATCATTGCTTCATTCCGATAAATTAGATAAAATAGTTGAATATGCTACTAGAGAGGATGCACATAATTTAGCTGATGATATTGATAAGATCAATGGACTTGGTGAGATTATTGCAAAGTGTGGCAAAGAATTAAACTTACCTGGTCAAAGTCGAAATTATGGTCGTTGGAAAAAGAAGGAAACTATTGGAAGACGAACTTTAGAAAAATATATCCAAATATTTGAAACACATGAGGATAGTAATAAAATAGAAGAAGAATTATTAATATTAAAACAAGCTGCAAATTCTCATGTAATATGGGATGAAGTTAAGGAGATTGAGATCTATACCCCAGATCAATCGGTTTATGTGTATGACTTTACAGTACCGGCAAATCAAACATTCATGACGGATTACGGTGTCATTGTACATAATACATTAAATACAAAGCATAGTTCAGGTGTTGCATCAAAGAGACAAGCTATTAGTGGTGTACCAAGAATTGAAGAATTATTACATTATAGTAAAAATATTAAAACTCCAGAAATGATAGTATATTTTAATGATAATATTTCAAATAATAAACCTGATATAAATAAAGTGGTATCCTATTTTAAATATTTATCGATTAATGAATTAGTATCAAAGGTTCAAATTTATTATGATATAGGTACAAATGAGATTGTTAATAATGACAATGTTCAAAATCCGTTTTTTGTTAATAATCAAAAAGCTGAACTATCATCATTACAATTTTTAATAAGATTAGAATTAGATATTGAAAAGATGCATGATAAAGAAACTACATTATTGGATATTAAAACTAAATTTATAAGTCATTGGTATAAATATTTTAATAATCATAAGAATTTAAAGAAAAATGAAAAAGAAATTTTTACTAAAATTAGTCGTTGTGCAATTTTAAGTAATGAAAATAATATAATTCACATAAGATTCAATATGAATAAATTTAATTATAATATAATTATAGAATTTCTAAAAATAATTTTAGAACAAGTAACATTAAAAGGATTAGATAATATCACGAATATATCTATTGATCATGAAAGAAAAATTATTTATGAAGATGATGGTAATGTTAAAGATATTAAAGAATATGTTGTTTACACAAGTGGAATTAATATGGAAAAAATTAAATATTTAAAAGGAATTAATATGGCAAGAACAAGATGTAATGATACAGCTGTGATATATAGACTGTATGGTGTTGAAGCTGCTAGATGTTGCCTATTAAATGAATTAAAATCAACATTCGAAGCAGGTGGTAGTACAATTAATTATAATCACATGTCTGTATTAATTGACATGATGACACATTTAGGCATAGTAATATCTGTGGATCGTCATGGCTTGAACAAAGTAGAATCAGAACCATTGGCTAGAGCATCGTTTGAAAAGACAATGGAGCATTTTACTAATGCAGCGATTTTTAATGAGAAAGACAATATAAATTCTGTATCATCTCGAATTATGATTGGAAAAGTTATAAATGGTGGAACAGGTGCGTTTGATATATTATTAGATACAAATAAATTAGAAAATTCGGAATATACTAAAGATGAATCAGGCGGACGAATTATATTTACTGGATTATTAGAGGAAGATACATTATTATTAGATGTAGTTAAAAATGATATAGTTTATGATTTTTTTGTACCAAAATAAATCTAAGTATTTATAATGGTGAAAATTAATTTAATAATTATAATTATTTTAATACTATTATTAGGATTTTTTTTATTAATAAAAAAAGAAAAATATAATAATTTAAATTTAAATACAAATACAAATACAAATGAAGGCTTAGAATATAGTATTAATGAAGGTAATTATAATAACGATCCATTATTTTTTAATACTTCAACAAATTTAGAACGTGGTATTATGGATAATATTAATATAACTGAAAAAATAATAAATAGTTATGAATTTTTAGGATATTTATTTACTCGTAATGATAAAGGATATTGGCAATTTATAATTGATACAGATGGTGATTTTAATTTATGGTTTGGTAATAAACATTTATTAAATTATAATTTAGAAAATACAACAATGAATAATCGTAATAAATATTTTAATGGTGTATTGGAATCAAATATTTATTATCCAATTAGAATACAATATAGTAATGGAACAAAATTTAAATTTTCTTTTATTCCACCTTTTAAAAGTGTTATTACTGATTTAAAAAATTATTTTTATAATAATATTTACGGTTTAAATTATATAACTGATCAACCGCAAGGTAGTGTACAAAATAAAACAACTGGTATATCATATCGGTTAAATATTAAAGACAAACCAAAAGAATGGTATGGTAGTTTTTTTACAGGAGGTGTTGAAGGTAATTGGATTTTTTATATTAAATCTAAATTTCCATATTATTTTTGGTTAGGCGGTATTGCTTATACACATTATACTAGAAAAAATTGTACACTTGCGAATGATTATGAAGGTGATGAAATTAAAAATATTTATTTATTAAAAAATAAATATTATCCAATTAGAATAAAAGGGTCGTCTGATATTGAAATTTATTTTAAACCTCCTAATGGATCAAAAACAAATAATGGATTTGGATATTTTTATCAACATAATTTTGGATTAACTTATACAATATATGATGGTAATTCTAATAATCCAGATTGGTTTAAAAATGCACATCCAAAAACTAAAGGGTTGTCTATTGAATTTAATAGTTTATATAATTCAGTTATTTTTCCAAATATAGAATATAATCTTAAAAAAAAAAATAAATATGAAAATTATTCTATCGAATGGACAGGAAAAATGTTTACTCACAATAATGAAGGAAAATGGAAATTTGGATTAGAAACTTTAAATCCTGCTTATTTATGGTTAGGTGAAAGTGCAATAGATAATTATAACATTGATAATGCATTAGTTAAAACGGATAACAAAACAAAAAATAATTTTAATGAAATAGAATTAAAAGGGAATACTTTTTATCCAATTAGAATACAATATACTAATGATGAATATGATAATGATATATTTGCCTATTTTACACCACCTGATTTTGATTTAGATTTAGATATGGCTAATTCAAGCATATTTTCATTATTAAAAAATATAAAAAATATAAAATTTCCCAAAAAAAATAATTATGATAGTACTTTCTATTTTTATCCTGATATAAATAGTATACCCTCAAGAGTAATATCACCGAATATTAAGTAAATTATATATTTTATCTAATTCACTACTTTCAAAGTTTATAGGTTTAAAATTTTTTATTATAGTTGATTCAATCCGTTTGGAAATAATTTTATTATTATTTAAATCAAATAATTTCATGTGAATATTACTCTCATTTTTCCTAAGTATTAATGTTACATTATTTTCAAAATCATATCTTAATTTATTTTCTTTTTCTGTAAAATTAATTAATCTATTATAGTTATTACTATCACCAATACGAATCACTTGTACGTTCTTATATTTATCTGAACTACTAATACCAATATATACTTGATTTTCATCATCTAAAATTCTATCAAATTTTAAACAGTTTTCATAAACTTTCTCACAAAAAATATTATTCCCCATATAATTATATTTATTTTTTATTTATAATATTATATTTCAATAGTATCATGTGAATCATTTGAAAACAATAAAGCTATATCTTTAGTAATCTTGTCTTGATTATTATATAATAAAATTTTAATATCATTAATTTTGTATGATTTATAATTAGAATATTTTACATCCTCATTAACATCATAATATGGAACATCGTCGCTTTCAATTTTATCTAAAAATTTTTGTATAAGTTCTTTAGTTTTATCATCAATCTTATTAGCACTAGACAATTCGTTATATATAGCTTCTATATCTATAATTCTATATGAAATTAAATCACCTAATGCATCATTTTTAGTAACTGTAACAAAAAACCCTTTGTTTTCATCATATTTATAAGCAAAATTATCTTTAAGATTAGTGATAACTATATTCTTAAATTTAGTGTACGTGCCACAATGTGCTATTTCTACTATTTTCTCAAGTGAACATAACCGCGCATTCATTATTTGTTTCTTTTCTTTGAACGTTAATACTTGTTTTAACTGTTCGTCACCAATAGACAAAATTTGATAGTTATTAATTGTATTATTATTTTGTGAATTTATATTATTGTTATTTGAATTTTTAAAACTTCTATCCATTAAAAATTTATTTATCGCTTTGAACGTTTTATTATCTAATTTTTTACAATTTTGGAGTTTTATTTTTAATCTTATCATTTCATTTTGCTCTTTTATTTTTTCTTTTTCTGCATTTATCTTTTCTTTTTCTGCATTTATCTTTTCTAATTCAATTTTTTTAATTTCTAATTCTTTATTTTCTTTAATATCATTCTTTTTTTTACATATTTTTGTATGTCTAGCTAATGCATCTGTTCTTGATAAATTTTTTTTACAATATAAACAATTTAGTTTATTTTGTGGTAAAATATCATTATTTTCATATAATTCGGTGGATTTATGTGTAATATTACATGTTTTATTATTATGAAACTTTTTATTGTGATTACATAGACTACTCATACTTTTATATAATTTATTACATACTTTACAACATAACTTATTTGCAGATTCACTTTTTACACTCATTATTATATATTAGATTTTGTTTATTTAAATGATTTGTAAAAAGTTAATAAAATGAATCATTTATTTCTATATTAGAGGAAAAAAATTAGGAAAAAAAATTAGTTCAAAAATAAAAATAATCGATAGATTTATCAATAATATCACTGAAAAAAGTAATATCTTTTTTTGCGGCTATAGTGTCAAGTGCATGTAAAAATTAATATATCATTAAATATAATGTATAAAAATAAATATTTAAAATATAAAAATAAATATATTGAATTAAAAAAGATGATAGGTAGCAGTGCATTTAAATCTAATTTTGATATAATTATTAATAATCGTCTTAATTCACTCACCCCTTCGCATACATTATTAGTGAAAAATAAAAATAAATTAATAATTAATTTAACTAATTTATATAATTTTTTAATTAATAATGAAATTCCTATAATAAAAATTCATCCTATTGCAAACAAAAATAATGATTTTTTAATTAATTTTTCTGATAATAAAACTGTTGAAGAATATTTGAACAAAATAGGTATAATATTAGAAGCATATGATGATAATACAACCTATGAAATACCTGTAGTTGAAGAGAATAATATGACGGTTAACAATCAAATAAAACCATGGGAACAAAAATCTAATAGATTATATATTGCCTTAGTTATATCACCTACGTCACAAATTGGTATTGATTTAACAGAATTAATAAATAATAGTACTGACTCATCTCAACAAATTACATTTAAAAATTATCCAAATCATATTAAAAATAATCGTAGAATTAAAACTCCACATGTATCATTACTAACACTATGGACACCTGATCATTCAGATATTGATAAATTATTAAATAAATCTGATTTTCAAAATCTTTTAGCGACAAATATTACTGATAATTTTAAATCATGTTTTAATTATGCTACAAACATAACAAGTGCATGTTCTGGTAAAGATGATTATATAAATTTAAATAATGGGATGCAACTAGTAACATAAAAGTTGATATTTCTTGATAGAAATATCAATATTTTATATAGTTTTAAGTTATTTATCATTAATTTCGATATTTACGTTAGTCTCTTTTGGTTTGTCTTTATTT